TAGCCTGGCACACTACTAATATCAACTGTACCACTACTACCGCTTCCCTCTCCAGTTGAAGAAGTTGCATACGTAAATAAATAAGTTTCTGTTCCTTAAAATACTACCACTATACAATCTCGCTAACGCCTATATTTTCAGCCTTTCAGTAAATACATTTAATTTATACTAAAATTTTCTCAAAATTACTGTTGACATTATTTTCAATCTATGTTACTCTATCATTGTCGATAGACAATAACTTAAAAAAATACATGACAACGGAGGAAATGACAGTATGGAAAACAAAAATGAAAAGTTAATCGTAGGTTACGCTAGGGTATCAACCCCAACACAGAAATTGGATAGACAGATTGCTAATCTAAAAGCCGCATATCCAAACATAGTAATTGTATCTGAAACTTATAGTGGTAAAACTGAAAACAGACCAAAGTGGCAGAAGTTACTTAGACAGTGCAGAAGTGGTATCGTAAGTAAGTTGGTATTTGACGAGGTAAGTAGATTTAGTCGTAATGCGGAAGAGGCTGTTAAAGAGTATAAAGAACTATATAATTTAGGAATTGAATTGGAATTCCTTAAAGAGCCACATATTAATTCATCTGTATATAAGCAAGCAAGTGAAAGACAGATAAATATCAATACTGACTCTATGGATAATGAAACAGCAAACTTATTGAACACAGTTATTAGTGGATTAAACGATTATTTGTTTGCGGTAGCAGAGAAGCAGATTTACTTGGCATTTGAACACGCTCAGAAAGAAAGAGAATTACTTTCCAAGAGAACTTCCGAGGGATTGAAACAAGCTAAGTTGATGGGTTCTAAAGTTGGCAGACAGAAGGGTGATAAGATTGTCACTAAGAAGAAAAAGAAAGTAATTAAGATAATCAGAAATAGATATAAAGAGTTTGGTGGTGACTTATCCGCTACTGAGATTTATAAAATTTGCAATGTAACTAAATCTACTTTTTATAGATATTTGAATGAATTAAAAGCAGAAGATGAAGCAAATGGTATCATTTGGAGTGATGAACCATTGATTGATGAAAACTCTAATATCACTAGAGAAGAAGTGATAGAAAAAATTAAACAGAATGAAAAAGCCAAAAAGGAAAAGGAAAAGGAGGAATTAAATGATAAAATTTCCAAAGACGAGAACAATTAAAGTTTATGATGGCGAAGATAATGAATTCGAGATACACATTAGACCATATTTGCTTAATAGCGACATTGAAACTATTGAAAGTCAAGTAGTCAATTTAGATAGCAAACAGCAGAGAAGAAATATAGTAGAAGTTCTAGTTATGCGTTTTTGCACTGATATTGAAGATTTCAGTAAAGATGAACTTGATGTAGAAATCCTAGATGCTTATAGAGTCAATGGTATTATTGAAAGAGTAATTGATTGTCTTGATAAGGATTCATACTTTGCTATCTCAGAACTTGTTAATATAGATACAGGAGATGAATTGAGGACAATTAAATTGTTAGTAAATAATTTGATTGATTCGGTAGATAAAATCGAAGATGGAACTGCACAGAAAAGCCTTGAAAATGCTGTAGAATCTTTAAAATCTGCTAGAAGTGAATATGATAATCTCATGAACTCAAAACCTTTAGATAAACCGACACGTATTAAATAATATGAGGTGATTACATGGCTCGATATGGTAGTGGATATTATACAGATTTAGAGTCCTTAACAATCGGAATAAATCAAGGTCTAAGTAAAGCATTTAAACTTACGTGTGACGAGTTAGTTGACGAAATTAAACAGTGGACAGACGTTTATATTTATTCCACAGAAGAAACAGATACGTACTCACCTAGAACAGAAGAGTTTAGAAATGCATGGGATTATGAGGTTTATTCGGTTAATAATGGATTACAGCAAGCCACTTTTTATGTAGATATTGATAAGATTAAAACTAGAGATACACTATTTCACAATATTATTAGACAAGGTGGAACTACTGACGATTTAATCTCAGTAATCGAAGAAGTAGACCATCATGACGGATTTAGAGATGACATTGAGTTTTGGATAAAAGATGAATTCGCTAAGAAATATCGTGCAAATTGTCAAAAATTAGGAATAGTTTTACAAGGATAAATATATGATAGGAATGGGAATTGATGCATCAACTACTTGCTGTGGTTGGTGCATTTTTGATGATGATAAGTTGATTGATTGTGGTAAAATAAAACCACATGACGAAGATGCTCATTGGAGAGATAGAATAATTGATATTATACCACAATTAAATAAAATTGTCAAGAAATATAAACCTACTAAAGTATGCTGTGAAGATGTTCCATTAATGGCTAAACGTGGAAAAGCCACTTTAGTTACTCTAGGAGCTATGCAAGGAGCTTTATTGGGTCTATTTTCGACTAGTGGTATTGAGATTCAGTTTATCGCAGTATCAACATGGCGTAGAGATATTGGACTATTTGATGGTACTGAAAAAGGTAAAGAACGTGATGAAATGAAAGTAAAATCTATCAGAAAAGCGAATGAAATGTTTGGGTTAGATTTAAATTTATCTTTTACCAAAAGTGGAAAATATAATCCAAAAAAGTCAGACGATGATATTAGTGATAGTATTTTAGTTTACGCAAGTACGTTAGATAAATATAAAAAAGAAAATAAATTGTTGAAAAAATATAAAGCTAAGAAATAATGGGGAAAGGGGGATTAAATGGCAAACGGATTTAATATGATGATTGGTAGTAAAGTTGATACTGCTCAACTTAATACTGCTATCGGAGATATTACCAAAAGTGTGCAGACTGCTATTAACAATGCTACCGCAGGTAAATTAACCAAAACTGTTAGTACATATGTTAGGAATATAGCTAATGCAGATGGTACTACTACGAAATATATTAAAACCCTAACAAGTTATACTAATGCGCAAGGGCAGAGTGTAGATGCTACGGGTAAGGCTGTAAAACAAGGAACTGCATTTTTAACTAATCAGAAGAGTCAGATTACAAGTACTAATAAGGCTACTCAGACCATAAAGACTAATACAACCGCTGTAGAGAAAAATGCAACGGCTGTACAGAATGGTAGTAATGCTATGAGTAAGTTCGTTACTACTATTAGTAGAGTAGCTTATGTTAAATTAGCGGCAGATGCATTATCTTTATTTACTACGGCTTGTAATGAGGCTAAAGAGGCTATATTTGATTTAGACGAAGCTATTACTGAATTTAATAAAGTAAGTGACTTGTCTGAAAGTGGAAATCTACAAGAATATATAGAACAGTTGGGTGAACTAGGTGAAACTGTGGCAAGGACACGTTCTGAAATGCTAGAGGGCGCGACAATGTATGTTAAGAGCGGTTTCACAGAAGAAGAAGCGGCTACTTTAGCACAAGTTAACGCCTTACTACAAAACGTTGCTGATAGTGAATTGTCAGCGTCAGAAGCATCTAATATACTTATTAGTACAATGAAAGCGTTTAATATAACGGCAGATGAGGCAGTACATATCGTAGATGCCATAAATGAGGTTAAATTGTTTGTGACCTCTTTAAACAGGGTGAATTGCGGGGAACTTTTTAAAAATTTATCTACTAACTTATAATGGTGACATTATAAGGGTTTAGACTAATCATCTAAAGAATAGTAAAAAGGATAAATAATTAGACAATCCGCAACCAAGATTCTATTGAAATATAGAATAAGGTTCAACGACTATCGAAAACAATCAAGATATAACTCTTGACAAATATAACTACCTTATGGTAGAATAAGCTGTAATAAAACAGACGAAGTGAGTAGAGTAGGAGAAATCCAAAGTGCCCTGCCCTTATTATATATAAGGTGAAGATATAGTCTATTATAATAATAAATTTATAGTCAAACAATTTCGCAGTATCATCCACAGATATATCGGATGGTTTAGCAAACGTAGCATCAACAGCTAGTGCGGCTGGAAATAGCCTCGAACAGACCGAGGGTATGTTGACTGCTATGGTTGAAATAACCCAGAGCGCAAGTAAAAGCTCTCGTGGACTTAAATTTTGTCTAGGTGCACGTTAAAATATAGTGAATTATGGGGAAACCCTGCTAAGTTCCATTTACTAAGATATAATATAAGCAAAAATGTGAAATTTATATTGGCATAATGTAATGATTATGGTATAGTAATAAGAGTGGAAATAGGGGCAATCCGTAGCCAAGCAACCTAAAGTAAGGTTGAAGGTTCAGAGACTATCCTTTATGGAGTAGGAACAAGTGTTCCGAAGTGCTATAAATTATATATTTAATAATATATAATTAAGATATAGTCCGAACTTCTAAGAGATTAGAAGGAGTTGAATAAAATTAAGATAGAAATCCTCAATTTTATAGAAACCGTCAAAGTGTAACGAACTTTGATGAACAAAATTTTGTAGACAGATTATTGCTCGTTTAACACAGACGCTAGATTCATCTAGCTCTACGGGTAACAAACTTAAAGCTATATATAGTGAATTGGGTATATCATTAACTGATTCAGAAGGACAATTAAGAAGCACTTATGATATATTAAAAGACCTTTCAGAACAGTGGGAAAGTTTAGATAGTAATACACAACAGTATATAGCACTTACATCAGCGGGGTCTAACCAAGTTAACAATTTCCTCGCCCTTATGGAAAATTTTGATGCCGCTATCGATGCAACAGCAACAGCCTATGGGTCAGCTAATTCAGCAATGAACGAAAACGAAGCCTATATGGAGTCGTTAGCCGCGAAACTCAATTTATTAAAAGCTCAGTTTGTTGAGCTTGTAACAGGTGATGGTGGTTTATCTAGTTTTATTAAATTAATCATAGATGCCGCTACAAAATGCCTTGAATTTGCTAATAGCGGTGTCGGTCAAGTTACTATCGCTATGGGATTAGCCACTGCCGCAGTTGCGGCATTTTTAAGTGTTATCAAAGCAAAAAGTGAAGTAAGTCTATTCGCTTACGCAATTACTGAGTTAATAGCTGGTACAACAACACTTACAGAAGTAGTTTCGGTATTAACCGCTGAATTGCTTGCTAACCCTCTATTTTGGGGTGCGGCAGTTGTAGCGGGAATTGTCGCTATAGTAAAAATTGTAGATAAACTTACAGTCTCACTTGAAGAACAAGCCGAGGCATTATCACAAGCTAATGAAGAATACGAAAATGCTAAATCTGAAATTGAGAGTTTAGAATCGCAATTAGCGACTGTAAAAGAACAGATTGATGATATTAATAAAGCTAAACTTGAAATTACCGACCAAGATGAACTAAATGCACTACAACTACAGTCAGAAGAGTTAAAAGACCAAGAAGCTACATTAAGAAATCAACTTGCAATACAATTAGCTAAAGAAGCGTCAGCTAAAGAAGAAGCTAAAACACTAGCTAAATCATTAAAATCAAGAGATGATTTTAGCGTATATGGAACGGCAACAGATATTGATGATAACCTATATGGATATTATAGCGGTACTACAGGTGATATTGGTAGTTCAATTCAAAGTGCCATAGATACATATAAAGAATTAAACGAAGAATACGAAAAGAATTCTGAGCAATTAACTTATTTAGAAGAACGTGGACAAAAAGCTAGTAAAACATATGCTGAATTAAGTGAACGTAATGAGGAATTAAGAGAGTCTATGGCTGACCTTAATTCCGAAGTCACAACTACAGTAGAACAAGCCGAGGATATTAGACAAGCAGGTGAAGATACTGATGGAGTACTAAAAAATTTAATTGACAGTTGGTTTGAAGTAACAGGTATCGCTGATAAAGTAGAACAAGCCATAAGCGGTGTAGAAGATTCTGAGAGTGATACTACAGAGACAACAGAAGAAGCGGTATCAGTACTAGAAAGTCTTTCCGATTCTCTCAATTCTATTAGTTCCGCTTATGATGCTTTATCAAGTGCAGTAGAAGAGTATAATAAAAAAGGTGCTTTATCTGTTGATACATTAACTAGCCTATTAGAAAACTATCCACAGTATATACAATATCTTTATGATGAAAATGGTGAGATTAACCTTAATTCAGATGCTTTACAGACTTTAGCAGACGCTCGAAAACGTGATGCCTTACAACAAGTAGCACAAGCAGAAGCGGCTGATTTACAAGCATATGCAGAAGGTAATCTTAATGAAGTTTCTGAAACAGGTAAAGCTATACTTAGCGCATATGGTAGCGAAATAGAAAACGTTGGAAATAAGGCTTATGATGCAAGTAATGGCATTGTAGCTTTTGCTTACGCCAATGCTTTAGCGACAGCACAAGAGAATAATGTAGATTTAAGTGGACTCGAAGCATTGAAAAATGGTTGGGATTCCATTAGAAAATCTATACAAGATACAGATACCACAGTAAATAAGTATTCTAGTTCAAGCTCTAAAGCGGCTAGTTCAAGTTCTGACGCATGGAAAAAGGCTTTTGAAAAAGAGAAAGACGCTCTTGACCACTTACTAGCTATGGAAGAAATCTCAGAGGAAGAGTATTATAAGAGATTATCAGAGCTTAATGAGAAATACTTTGGCGAAGCTAGTGGTATGCATGAAAAGTATCTTGAAGAATATCAAGAGAACGAAGAAGCTATCTATAAAGGACTAGTTTCAGCATACAAAGATAAAGTCGAAGAAGAAAAAGATGCCGCTTTAGATGCTATAGACGATGTTATAGACGCTCTTGAAAAGGAGAAAGATGCCGCTCTTGACGCTATTGATGACCAAATAGACGCTCTAAAGAAAGCGCAAGAAGATGCTTTAGATGCAATTGACGCAGAGATTAAAGCTCTCGAAAAGGCACAAGAAGCACAACATAACTATTATCAAGAAAAGATAGATGCTCTTGAAAAAGCACATGATTTACAAGAGCAGATAAATCAGCTTGAAGAGTATGAAAATCAATTAGCACAAGCTAAAGCAACTAAAGTATGGGTAATGAAAGATGGTCAGTTTCAACTTTCAGAGGATGAAAGTTCTGTATCTACAGCAGAACAGCAGTTATCCGACTACAAAGATGAAATGGATTACGAACAGCAGTTACAAGAGTTGCAAGACCTACAAGACTATTGGGATGAATATTATGATAATCTTATAGAGCAGAAAGAAGAGTATCGTGATTATATCGAAGAGTATTACGAAAGTCAAATTGAAGCTCTCGAAGAATATCGTGACCAAGTAGAAGAACAATACGAAGCTGAAATCGAAGCATTAGAGGAACAGAAAGAAGCTCTTGAAGAATACTATGACGAGATGCTTGAAAATTACAAGAGTCATGTTGATAGTATGATGGATGAGTGGTCTAGTTTTATTTCTGAAAGCGACTCTAAGTATTCAGAGTCTTTAGCTGGATTATCCGAATATGTAAGCTCATGGAATTCTTTAGTATCATCTATGGCTACACCTACAGCTAGTGGTGGTGGAGCTTATAATGAAGCAAGTCATACTGCCTCAGTATCATTAATGAGTAGTGGTAATGCAGAAATTGGAGCTTACGCTAGTGGATATGGTAGCGCAGTAAAGGATTCTGAAATCGCCCTTGTTGGTGAAAGTCCTAACACAGAAATGTTAATCGGTTCAAAGATTAATACAGGTGTGGTAACTAGATTACAAAAGGGTAGCGGTGTAGTTAATGCAGAGTCCACTAAGACATTAGCAGGAATACTTAATTCATTAGGTAAGAACTCTTATGTCGGTGGTGGAAGTGGCAGTACAACTACACAGAATTTCTCCTTTGGTTCAATATCATTACCAAACGTTACCGATGGTAATAGCTTTGTAGAAGCACTGAAAAATACTTTTAGTTCATACACGATTCAATATGCTAATGCAAAAGCGTAAATTTTGACATTTTAGCCACTTATTTTATTTTAATGACAAATTGTCCATTGAAGTAATTTAAGTGGCTTTAAACGTCAAAATTCGCAGAAATATAGGTATATAAATTATGGCAGACCAAAATAAAGAAGCAATGGGTGAAATCATTAAAGGTATGTCATATCTTGTTGATAAAAAATTTAATGATTCAGCCACTTTAATCTATACGGGAATTATCACGCAAGTATCTGAAATAGATAGTGTTCATTATTACAGTGTAAAAATCAATGGTAATACATATCAAAACGTACAGTCTATTACTAGTGCACTATCAGTTAATCAGATAGTTAAAGTTGTAATTCCACAAGGTCAATATAATCAAATGTTTATATTGGGATATTTTCAGTAAGAAAGGAATAAATCATGTATTCAATACTTATTTTAGGCAGTAACTCAAAGTACTCATACTATCTTAATGCAGATGGTACAGTATATACTACAGATAATCTTGAAATAGTTGGCAATAAGATAGTAGAGTTACTTGCTACTTATACTCTATCTCAGTTATCAGTAGTTAAGAATTGTGTTATCACGAGCACAATTACAGTAGAAGAAGTAACAGCTTAATTATATCGCTAATGGTACAAGCGAACTAAATACCAAACGTTTAATTATATATAAGTTCCGCAATGATATATAATAAATACAACGTATCTTGCCGTTTCATGCGTTTTAAAATAATTGAACCGATTGACAGGTGCGCATCTAAAAGTGGGGTCGGATGTAAAAGAGAACCCCACAAACAATAAAATTTGAAAGGAAATAAAGCGGTTATGGTTATTGCAGATTTTAGCAATACTAATGACGTTACTATATACACTAAAACGCCTTTATTTCAATATGATAAGGGTCAACATTTAAATATATTAGGTCTAAGCTCAGATAATTTTTATCAAGCTGAGTTTGTTACCGATATATCAGATACTATAGTAAATGATTGTGAAGATATAGATAACGGATTTAGAATATCTATTCCCGATACTATATTATCCGAAAGTGGTCATTATAAAGATTATTGGATTAATGTTTATATTAGTTTTTCAGACGGAGATGATATTGTCAACGTAATCAGAGCCGTTAAAATATACGTTAAATTTATATCCGATAAAACGTCATCTCTTACAACAAGTAACAGCGATGGTATCAATGTTAGCGATGATGATAACGGAAATGTAATTATAGATGGGATAGGTGGGTGAGTAGCGCATGAAACAAATGAGTACATTACAGTTAGGTAAGAACATCTATGAAATTAATGATGCTACCGCTCGTAAGTTAATCACAGAATTAAGTAAAAATTTAGATAATGTTAAAGTCGTTGATGGTAAATCAGCCTATGAGATTGCTGTTGAAAATGGATTTGTTGGCAGTGAAGCCGATTGGTTAGCAAGCCTTAAAGGTGAAAAGGGCGATACAGGTAATGGTATATCTACTATCACCAAGAAATCAACTACTAATAATATAGATACTTATACTATCACATTTACCAATGGAAACACAATAGATTACAATGTAACTAATGGTGTTGATGGTGTAGGAATATCAGATATATCCTATAAAGAAACTGATAGTAATGGTAATTATATTTACACGATAACCTTGACGGATGATGGTAGTTATGATATAATCGTACCAAAAGGTGATATCGGAATACAAGGAATTCAAGGTGAAGTAGGTGAAACGCCTAATATATCAATGACAGCAGAGGTCAATGATACTGTTGGTACTCCATCTGTTACAGTTACTAAGTCGGGTACTAATGAGAGTCCATCTTTTAATTTGGCTTTTAGTAACTTAAAAGGAATACAAGGTATTCAAGGAGAGCAAGGCGAAAAAGGAGATAAAGGAGATAAAGGGGATAAGGGAGATAAAGGAGATACAGGTGCACAAGGTATTCAAGGCGAACAAGGCATACAAGGAATACAAGGCTTATCCGCATATGAAGTAGCAGTACAGAACGGATTTAGCGGTACAGAGTCAGAATGGCTTGAAAGTCTAAAAGGCGAAGAATATGATGATAAACCAATATGGAAAGTACAAGGAGAACTAGGTGCTAAGAATTTACTTGTATATCCGTATAGTACTAAATCGGTATATAGCTTAAATGGTATAACATTTACTGATAATGGAGATGGCAGTGTTACAGTAGAGGGAACACCAACAAGTTATTCACAGTTTTATTTTATGAGTAACGTTACTCTTAAAAAAGGTTCATATATTTTAAGTACAGTTGATTTATTGCCATCATACACTTATGTGCAAGTAACAGAAGTTTCTACTACAACAGTAATTAGTAGTGTTGGAAACAATACAACTAAAGAAAATACGTTTACAATTGATGAAGATAAAATCGTAAATGTAAAAATTTACATATCATCATCCGCAAGTGGTATTCCTTTGGATATGATAGTATACGGAATGTTACGCAATGCATCCGATACGGATGATACATGGCAACCTTATGCACCAACAAATAAGACATTAAAACAAGAACTAGATAATGATATAAATGGTATTTGGGCAATTCAAGGTAAATTTGGTGCAAAGAACCTTTTAAAGACACCATATGCTAACCCAACACCATATTATTCAGCGGGTATTACTTATTCCGAAAGTGACGATAGTGGAATTGTTATCAATGGAACATCAACGGCTTACAGTATATTACAGATAATACGTGAAGCTAATGCATTACCTCATGGCGAATATATCTTATCAACACAAGGAATTTTACCTAGTGGTGTATCAGTGCAGTTTGGTTATGTCACACAAGGAGAAACAGTTGCTTTTGTACAAAAAGGTTATAATAACACATCAACATCTAGCATGGAAGTTACTATTGATGATAGTTTTGATGGAAGTTTAATAAATATTAGAATAGGAATTAGTAGCGGAATAACAGTAGATAATCTTGAAATACATCCAATGTTGCGATATGCAGAAGATACAGACAGTACATGGCAACCTTATGCAATGTCGAACAAACAATTAACTGATGCTATAATGAGTAATGGAGAAGAAATAGCCAACGAAAGCACAGTATCACAAGAATTAAAGCCTAACTACTTCCATCTGTTCACTAATGCAGTAGAGAGTCTTACAATCACACTTCCATCTAATCGCCGCCCTTGGAATGAGTTTAATTTTGCATTTACCACATCATCAAGCGGTTGCAATTTAGCTCTGCCTAGTGCAGTAACATGGATAGGCGATACTCCTACTCTTGATGCTAACACATATTATGAAGTATCAATAAAGAACGATAAGGCGGTGCTAGGATGAGTGAGTTTAGAAGAAGATTGTTAGTGAAAAACGCCAATAAAGGCGGTATAAAGTTACCTACATATGATAAGGCTACTTACCCATATACCGCCTTGCTAAAAGGCACATTTATAAGTGGCATAGCAAACAGTACAGGAATTTCAAGCGGATATGCGTTTTGTCTTAGTAATTTGACAATTTCGAGATTTAAATACAATGTAGCTGGTTATCTATGGGGTTCAAGAACAAATGCTCATGGAATTGTATATGCGTCCTCAGACGGTATCACATGGCAAAGTATCTATGAGGGTGATAACTATGTAAAAACGGGTTTAAGTACAATTGAAGAAACGATATATGATACTATTACTAGCACATAATGGAGAAAAGTATGACATACGGAAAATTAGTAAACGGGGAATTTATTTCAGCACCAAAACAGTTTACCGAGGAAATTACCCATACTCATACAGAAACGTATTTTGATGAAGAAACAAACGAAGAAAAGACAATTACATATGAAGATACCGAAGAGGTAACAGTGATTGGATTTACCGAGGAATATCTAAAATCTAAGGGATATAAACCATTACAGATTACAGATAACACAACAGATAATGCAATAAATATAGTTAGAACATATACAGAAGATGATAATTATATTTATTGTGTTATATCAGACTCAGATGAGTAATTATAAAAAGAACGGAGGTAGAAAATGAGTTTAGCAACACCTGTTGCATTGTCAGTCAATTCATTTGATGCAACCAATTCACAATCATTTTCTTTCACTTGCACAGGTGGTAATCAAGTAGTTGCCAATAGAATTACAATTGTTAATGCAACAACTTCGACTATTGTTTATCAGAATAAAGCTACCACCTATTCATATAATCAAACAGTTCCGAGTGGAACTTTAACCAATGGTATAAGATATTATTTTTATTTTAACACCTACGATGTAGATGATAATGTTTCAGCGAATAGTAATAAAGTGTACTTCTATTGCTATTCTCAGTCAACCATATCTTTTACTAATATTCCTACGAGTGGAGTAATTAATTCAGCAAGTTATACATTCACAGCAACATGGAATCAAGAGCAAGATGAAACATTATCTAGTTTTCAGTTCTTATTATATGATAACACAAGAACATTAATAGATTCAAGTAATAAATTAACAAGTTCAAATACACCACCAATTACATTTAGTCATATGTTTGATGGTTTTGACGATGATACTACATATTATGTATCAGCAACAGCTACAAGCTCAAATGGTATTACAGTTACTACAGATTTATATCCTATCAGTATCAATAATGAATTTAGCGGAGATTATTTCTTAATTAAAGCTACAAATAATTGTTTAGAAGGTTATAATGAAATAGTTAATAACGTACATGAAATTGATGGTACTACAGACGGAAAATTTATAGACGATGAAAAATTATTACTTGAAGATGGAGCTACTGTAGTATGGGATAGCGGATTACAGTTTTTAAACGACTCTTTCGTATTCGTATTATGGTGGCGACCTATATTACTAGGTAAAATAGCCAAGATAGAATCAGAAGATGGTAATACATGGTTTGATATAACATTCAAACGTGGAGTTCCAAGTAGCGGTGCTGTAATTGCTAAAGATTATATCTTAGTTGAAGGATATTATAATAACAATCAATATGTATCAAAATTATCTAATCAAATAACTCAGATAAATAATAATACAGACGTTATTACTTATCTCAAAGTGGTTGATAATAATTTAACTGTATATTTTAACAAATTAAATGCTGTTGGAACTACATTGACTTGGAACACTCCTTATTTTGCATGGCTGAAAAGAAGTGATTCTATAAATTATTATACATTATCCGAAACTCCTAGTAGTGGAGATACAATTTATTATTTATCTAACTCAGAATTTGACCCTACAGCTTATACAGTAAATGTATATGATTCTACAGCGTTAACGATTACTGATAATAATACCTCAACATACGATAGAAACTCTACAGCAGATAATTCACAAGATGGTGAAAGTAACGTAATTTATGGTACTACAAGTGGTATCGTATGGGAAGATGAGGCTAGTTCCGAAGATATTAACTATCTCTTATGGGATGGTTCTACAAATGTAGAATATAATAGGATTACTGATTTATGGTACGAGGATGAAAGTCAAGGCGGTCTTATTACTGATACTGATTGGGTATTAGAAGATTACAGTCCAACTTATATGACGAAACTTACGTTAATGAACAGTATAGTTGATGCTGTATATATCACTAGAGATACATCTTATGAATATACATCTGAAAAGCCTACATGGGATAATTATACTGTAATGTATTGCGAATTCCAAGGTAACGTATTGGCAGGTAACGTATCATGGGTAACAAGTAATATTACTAAGGTTAAACTGAAACGTAGACTTAAAGGCACACAAAAATGGCTAACATTGTTAGAGAAAGATATTAACAGCGTTGACGATTTAACTATCGAATACACTGATTATCTGTGTCCTAGTGGATATACATTTGAGTATGCCTTAGTACCATGTACAAATGAGGAAGAATGGGATTACTCAATTACTACAGTAGATACTCAATACGATGGACTCTTCTTGATAGATTCAGAATCGGAATGTAAAAAGTTATATGGTGGTGTAATCTATAATAGCGACACAACTATAAATGGATTGGCTACTTTACAACCATATAATAAACAATATCCTGTAATTATCAGAAATCCTAATATCAATTATAAGCAAACAAATATTAGTGGTTATCTATTGAATGAGTCTGATTATTCTGATATAATGAGTTCTGAGGCTAAAGTTAATATGACTCTTATTCAAAAGGCATGGTCAGAATATTTAGCTAAAGGTAAATCCATTATTATTAAGGATTGGAACGGCAAGATATTGATGGTACAGATTACTACAGCGCCAAGTTATACATATATGGAAAATACAGGTAATGCAGTACCATACATTACATTCACTACAAGTGAAATTGGTCAATATAATGACGCTACTGATTTATATGAACAAGGATTTTTAGCGGTGGAGGCTTAATATGGACGTACAGATTACACAACTAGAGTATAACGCCGCCAAACAAGCAGTAAGACAACTACATTGCAAGGTGCAATTGTTAGATACTAATTATAACGTTGTTGATGAACTAAGTGGCGTAGTAATAAGTTATTCATTTTCTATGTCTACTAGTAGTAATATCCGTAGGACAGGCACTTTATCCTTAACACCATATGGTCAAGAAGATTATTATAAAATCCAAGTTGGTTCAAAAATTTGGATGGATAAATATTTAAAAATATATATGGGAATAGAAGAAATCCATAGTGGTGAAATAGCATGGACTAATATGGGTATATATTTAATTAATAATCCATCTCATGTAATTTCGTCCACAGATAATACCATTACTCTTGAACTTGTTGACTTAATGACTAAGTTAACAGGTTTAAGAAATGGTTATCTTGATGGGTACGCACATGAAATTCCCGAGGGAGAAGATTTAAAATCAGCTATTATAGCTATTCTTGCCAAAGGTGGGTTTACACAGTACGATATCGAATTTGAAGATGGTGATTATACCGAATGTCAATACGATATTACTGTAGACGGAGATAAGACGTTATATGATTTATTAACGGCGATAAATGAACAGAATATCAATTATCAGATGTATTTTGATGTTGAAGGAGTATTTCATTATAATCGTATTCCAGACAGTCAAAATGAGCCGATAATGGTTACTGATGACTTATGGGATAAAGTTTATATTTCACATCAGCAAGATACACCATATGATGAATTGAAAAATCATATTATTGTGTTAGGCAAAACACATGAAGTTAATAACTATTGTAATACTCTTACTGTAGATAATCCACCTACTTTAGAGGGTACGTGTTCTACTGTTACCAAAATGAGAAACCATATTAAAATAGGATTTACTACGCCTAGTGATATGACAACTATTGATAGTTCTACACAAGCATATTTTAACCTTAATGAATATGGTTCATATCCTATTAAGTACTCTAGTGGAACGTTGCCTAAAATCAATGCCGATACGTATTATGTATTAAAATCACAAAATTATAATAAATGCTATGAAAACAATTGTATCATAAGTGGTGATGCTGATGCAACAACTTATAACTATACATTTATATCCGACACCGATAATATCGTTGGTGCTTATATATATGCATATGATGATAAAGATGGAGCTATTATGTTTGCTACCACTGTTACAGCATTAGATACTACTAATAAGACGATTACAGTAGAATCTACGCTAGATGCTGATAATGCGATAGAAGATGTTACATATTATTTATTTTATATTTATGACGTAGATAGTGACGCATATTGGCAGTTCATGGGAGAATTACAACCTAGAGCAGAGGTTCAAGATAACAACGAAGATTCTCCGTTTTATGTAGGTGGAGATATTGGAGATATAAAAATTGTATTAAGTGGTGATGATTACGACAATATTACCACAAGCGATTTAGCATTGGAACGTGCGCAATGGGAGTTATATACTCGTTGTAAGTTTTGGGATTCGGTCACCGTTAATTGTGTTCCTGTATATTGGCTAGATGTGAATTGGGTTGTTGAGATTACTTTACCTAATGAAGAGAAAGCACAGTATATAATTAAAAATATAGAAACAGGTGGTGGAATTACGGGTACGCAAACTATCACTATGACGAGATATTATCCTTATTACGATAGTTCTGATGACGTAGTAGAATAACAGAAAGGAAATAATATATGGCAACTACAAGAGTTTTGCTTAAATTTACTGATGACGATAATTATTATCGCTGTGAGGTACAGAGAATGTCAGAACATATGATTAAGGTTATTGGACTAATTCAAGACCTTAGTGGATTTCAGATATTCTCTGATTCATTAGTAATGATTGGTGATTATTCCGCATACACTTATGAATACGCTAATCCTTATCTCGATTCAAACACATATGAATACACAGATAATGGAGCAGAATATCCTAGCGAGGGAGCGGATAAATCGCAGAAAGAACAGATAAAAGAAGAGTTAGAGGCTTATACAGATACTCTAATCTCTAAAGCAAAAAAGACATTAAACGACACAGTTACGGAAGTACAGACTGAAATTAATAAGTCTATTACTGAATTAAATGAGTCAGCAACTACTCAAATTGATGAAATACAAGCTAGTTTGCTAGAAGTATATGAAGCAGTTATGGAGTTAGTAGATACTATTAATGCAACAGTTAACACAGATACAGAAACAGAAACTACTGATACTGAAACAACAGATACTAGTACAGGAACAGATACAGAAACGGAAACAGCTGTTTAATTTTTAATAAAAAAAAGGAAGGTACAAAATGGTGACATTCGTGATTACATCAATCGCAAAAATTTACGCAAGACAGATTTATAAAGGCAACAAGACTATTGCTGACGTTAAGCCAGAGTCTTTTCAAGATGTAGTAAGAGAAGCATATCTTGAACTGTATGGAGTTCCTTGTCCAGAAGTTGAAACAGACGAAGAGGAATAATATATGATAGCAGAAAGTCCGAGGGATTATAAAGAGCCTAAATTTCAGTATTCAAAAATTTTACCGATAATTTCTTTGGTACTTTTCTGTATAGTTCTTGCCAAAACTATGTGTGTTGATTATACCGATTATTTTGATACCGCTGTTTACGTGTCAGCAGTCACCGTAAGTGGCGGTATTTTCGGTATGATTGTAAAATCATATAATTCAAAAGCAAAAGCTGAAAATGTATCAAGAATTCAACAAGCTATGTATCATGATACAATGAAAACAAGATTATGGTATAATGAGCAAATGTGTAAGATTAAAAAAGAATACGGATTAACTGATTCTGATATTCAAGAGATAGAAGATAAATCTCCTATAGACGATATATCAGAAGAACAAGTAAATGAAATGAAACAGACATTAGACAATTTCGCATCTGATTCTAAAGAAGAAGATGACGTTCAATATTTTTAAATATACGGAGGATATAAATATGGATAAGATTAAAACATTTATTTCAGAACACAAGGCACAGATTGTTACTGTAATTACAGGTATTGTTTCACTGCTAGTGGCTATCAACACTAATATCGCTACAAGCACAAAGGTAGGATTAGGAATTACATTTATTACGGTTGCACTTTCAATCTTGCTTACTGTTCTTAAAAACGGATTTACAGACGAAACAATTGACTTAATCGTAAAGGCAATTCAGATTATACAGGAGATTATTGCCACAAATACTACAGAGAAAACTACAGAAGTAGTATCAGCAAAGAAAGTTACTAAGCTCACAGCAGAAGAAATTAAGGAAAGACTTATTACAAAGGACTGATAAATTAATGGACGCAAAAACATTTAAAAGTGGATTAAGAAAACAGCCAAAAGATAAACGAGATTGGAAATTAGAAAGCCTTATACCTATGGGAGCTATTCAGTTACCTAAAGAATACGCTCCCGATAGAACGGACGTTCCTGTATTTGACCAAGGCGATAGTTCTGAATGTTGTGCGTGCGCATACTCAACTATTAGATTTATCCAAGAACAGAAACAGAGTGGTTTAACCGAACCATTCGCCCCATCTTTTACCTATGCAAATAGAGCTAAAGGTGAAGATTACGAGGGGATGCTGTTGCGCAATTGTTGCAAGCAAGGTAGATACGGCTCTGTATTATGGCGTGAAATGCCGTTCTTTGGTTCTTTATCAAAATGTCAGAAGTATTTTAACTTACATAAAACAGACTTGCTTAATAAAGCTGAAAATTATAAAATAGATAGCTTTTATGTAGCAAAGACCGATGAACAGATTAAGACAGCAGTTTATTTAACAGGTGCAGTTTTAATTGGTGTAGAGTGTCAAGACAGTATTTTCTCACCCGATAAAGATAATATAGTTAAATATATTCCTAATGGTAAGAGCTATGGGGGTCATGCTTTGACGGTCATTGGTTTTAAGTATATCAATGGTGTAGAACATTGGATTATTAGAAACTCATGGGGCGAGAGCTATGGCGATAAAGGTAATTTCTATATCTCATTTGATGATTTAAGAAAGATTCTCATGGATGATGCTTATGTACTTGTAGATTCTGATACTAAATATATCTTTGAGGAATATAAACAGAAATTTTATGATACTAAATCATCAAATAAGACAATAAAGGAGATGATAGTATCATGGCTACACAAACTCAATTTATTAAGGAAATTGGAACTTTAATACAGAAATATATTAAAATATATGAATATCCATATGCTAGTCCAATTATAGCGCAAGCGTGTTTAGAGAGTGCTTATGGAACTAGTGAACTTGCTACTAATGCTCATAATTATTTCGGTATTAAATATACTACATCTACAAGAGTACCTAGCGCAAGTGGATATTATTACAAAGTTGGCTCAGAGCAAAACGCAGATGGTAGTTACACTAGCTCGACTATGAAGTGGTGTAAATTCGATTCTATGGAAGATTGCGTAAAGGGTTACTTTGAATTTCTTAAAAATGGATATGGCAGATATGACAACTTAAAATCAGCTACAAGTCCTAAGAATTATTTAGAACTAATTAAAGCTGATGGATATGCGACAAGTTTATCATACGTCAATAATAATTATAAAGTAATCACAGAAAATAATTTAACTACATATGATACAGCTAAGACTACTTATTATGTTGTAAATTGTGGTTCATATTCTGTATATCGTAATGCAATTGAATTACAAGCTGAATTAACTCATAATTATATTGGTGCTTATATCCGCAAGGTAGATAACTTATATAAGGTGCGTGTTGGAAAATATAATAGTAAATCGGTAGCAGAATCAAAAATGAAAGAAATCAAGGCTAAAGGTTTCGATTGTTTTGTTACTGAATATAATTGATTTTTGACGTTTTAGGCAGTTATTTTTATGTTTATGGTAAATTGGTCATAAAATAAATTTAACCGCCTAGAAACTCAAAATTCGCAGAAATTTTAATATACTTGGAGGTAAATATGGCAAGTATAAACATACACGGTGGTCACAATCCAAAAGGCAAAGTTGCTTGCGGTGCTGTCGGACTACTTGATGAATCAGAACAAGATAGAATTATTAAAGATAAGGTAATGACCATACTTAAAGCTAAAGGTCATACTGTATATGATTGTACTGTCGATAACGGCGTATCTCAGTCGGATGTATTAAAGAAAATAGTTACTAAATGTAATGCACATACTGTTGATTTAGATGTATCTATTCACTTTAATGCTAGTAATGGTAGTGGAAATGGAACTGAGGTGTGGGTATATTCTACTGCTAGTAAAGCATTGACAGCGGCTAAAAATATCGTTAATTCTATTGCATCATTAGGATTTAAAAATAGAGGGGTTAAATATTCTAAGAGCTTATACGTATTAAAGAATACTAAATCTCCTGCTCTGTTAATTGAATGTTGCTTTGTAGACTCAGAAGTGGATTATAATAAATATGACGCTGATAAAATGGCTACAGCTATAGCTAATGCAATTATCAAGAGCTTATAATATATTTAAATAAATCATAATGAAATAATATAAAGGGATATAAGATTGATTTCTTATATCCCTTTTTTTGTTTAATTCTCTTCTATTATCTTTCTACACTTTTCAACAGCCATTTTAATTATGTCACCATAATCGGCTACACGTTTTATATCTACTACTTTAAGTGCTTCTTCTTTACTCATAGGAGTCCATCTAGTTGAAATCCAACTTCTATCATCATTTATATCATATGTCCTATAAATAGAGCTTGTAATAAGACTCAAAGATAGTTTAGTATCACCATATAAGTCGTTTAGTGTTAGATTATATGTTTTGCCGTTGTATTTAATTTGTAAATCCACTGTACCTATAAACCAATCTTTAAATACTCTTACGCCACCTATAAGTGTATAATAATCACTAAATTCACCACACTGAGAAAAGATATAATGATTAATACCATTTATAGCGGATATTATATCGTCCATATCATTATCAAAGTAGCCATAGCGGTCACTGTTTTCCATACGCACTCTGTCATGAGTATAGTGGATATGTGGTATGTCGCCATATAAAACAGCTACAATATCACCGTTATAAGAGTTGCTAGTATTCCAAGGATATTTCTTTAATAACTCTTCTTTAGTTAATCTCATAGTTCCTCCTAAAAAAATAAGACTGTTTTAACTTAGATATATAATATCATAAATCAAAACAGTCAGTCAAGGGTTATTTTAAAACTTACCTTCTTTTGTATCTAGTACACTGATAATCATTACTTTTGTAGAAGGGAATTTATCTTTAATCTCTTGGTATGTTAATTTTGTATCGCTTTCTGTAGAATAAAACTCCACTTTACTAGTTGGCGATTTACCCAAAATAGTATATATATAACGTTTTGTCGATTCGTCCGTATCTCTTATTACTTTATTTGCAGACCTTATATCCGCAATCATCATTATGACACATATTATTATAAGCAATAAGATTACAAGAGGTACTATTATTATATCTGTCATTTTCCGCTACTGCCAAATCCTCCCGTTCTTTTATCTGATAGAACTATATCGTTATCAACTGTCAGATACTTAGTAAAGACACCTTGTCCTATTCTATCGCCTATATGAACAGTTTGTACCTCATTGGATATATTCTTTAAAAAGAATCCGATATTGCCCTCGTTGGACTCATTTCCATAGTATGTCGAGTCAATAACCCCAATCGTGTTAGCCAACATGAATTTTCCACCCATACTTGAACGAACATCAAGTAACAATACCTCATCTTCTCCCATATAAGCCTTTATGTCAGTCCATATCTTAACAATCTCATTAGGTTGAATTTCTTTATCGATAGTACAGTAAAAATCATAACCTGCTGACCCTCTATCTGCTCTTGTTGGTAAATGAATTTCTACATCTGTCTTTCTTTTGTTAACTACTTCAAATCCACGTAATTCTAACATACCTTACCTCGTCTTATTCCATATTTTAATATCGTGATATATATGATTTAAAGTCGAACCTATATCACCATTGTTATCTATTTTGAAATTACAATACTTAGCAACTTCACTCTCTCTAAAATCGTAATTATCTGCTTTTAATCTACGTTCCCATTCCTCATTATCAAATCCACCACGCTTTTTAGCTCTTTCAGTACGATTATATTTACTTGCTGAGATATAAAATACTATACAGTTTTCAGCACCATAATAATCCTTTAAAGCTCTTACGCCTTGTAAATCAGAAATGGTTACGTATTTATTGTTGAATAAATCTATTTCAGATTTACCTAATCCATAATACCATTTACCATCTACCGTATCATATTCTCGATATTCTACAAATCCATCGTTCTTAATAAGATTAAGGAAAGTAGCACGTTTAATAAAATGGTAATCAACGTGATTTTTTTCGTTTGGTCGCATAGGTCGAGTTGTATAAGATACAGCGACTTTATATCCGTTTTTCTTTAAGTTGTTAAGAATAGCATTTTTCCCACAGGCAGATTTACCACATAATATTACGATTTTGTTTTTCATTAATATTATTCCTCCTATCAGTAGTATTGTCGTATTCCATTTCCATAACTAACCTCTGATGCCTAATATAAGGATTATTTCTACCACGCTTTTCATATGCATCTATCTGCCAATCTTGCGTTCCTCTTGACATATTATTACCATACATTACACACACCTACCTTTATTTTTAATCGTTAAGTTCATCGATTTTATCTATAGCGTAATCAATCAATGATTTAACATCTTCTTTAGCCACTTCTACATTGTCATACGTAACTACGCTTGCAACCATCATTTCTTTAACAGTTTCACTTGTCGGTGTAAGAGTTGCGATAATAAGAGATATTGCTCCAATTGTTACCAACTTTTTAATTGGATAGTTTTTTCTATCATCTTCACTCCCCATATCGTCAATAAGATACAAACATAATGCTATCATCCAACCAAATATAACTATTATTACTGTAAGTGCCTTAACATCATCACATAAACCCATAAAGTAAAACCATATAGGATTAATATAATATTTCATTTTCAACCTCCAATTACGTAAACCACAATACTTTCTGCATATACTTTGTCTTTTGGTACAACAAGGGTAATATCTACAATAGAATAACATTCTTCTACTCTTACACCATAGTCATTATCATATCTTAACGTAATATTTCCATAATCACTGTTTTTATCGTTCTGTTGCATTAGATATAATAACTTAGCGTATTCTGTATAATCAGCGTGTTCTACTGTACATAAATATCTTGCATTATCGAAATCGTATTCATTACTGTTATCTAAAAAATTAACTGCCTCAAATCTGATATTCATATCGTCCTCCTTTCGTGTTGTCTTGATAATAATAGTATATACAGAGAGATTACTTTTTGTCAAGCAATCTCTTTTAATGTATTTTCGCTAGTTAGTAAGTCTAACAGCCATGTATTACGCCTTTCTACGCCATCAAGTCTTAAAGAATCCTTATACGCTTGTACCGACCCAACATTAATATGGTGCATTTTAGCTCTTGTGTTACCTACATACATCAGATTACGTGTCATAAGTCTACTTTGATTAGGCGATACAACACCAATGACATAGCCACATTCAGCGCCTTGACTTTTATGGTAAGTGATACAATAAGATAATAATAAATTATATACTTGTAACTTATCAAATACTATAAGCTGTTCATCAAATTTTACTACCATTACCTTATCAAGAATATCTACAACATCTCCACGCTGACCATTATAAATAACTGTAGTTTCTACATCGTCTGCTGTTAATAATCCATCAGATTCTTCAATTTGTTTCCATACGTCATAAGTTAATGCTGAGTAATTATTTTTAGTATTTATTACTCTATCACCTATTCTAAATACAATTTTACCAAAACCATTTACCTTGCGTTCAAAAACCTTTTCATCTTTTTTAGGTGGATTCCAAGTTTCTTGTATAAGTTGATTAATCAAATTTACACCACAATCACCGTTATTATAGGCAGATAAAATTAATATATCATCTTTTTTAACGTGGTTATTACGTATTTTACCATATAAATCAACAACGGTTTTTGTAATATCTTCGTCATTATCACATTGATAAAAATCCCAATCTTTCATAATGGTAATTTTGCCATCAATGTTTTTTACCTCTTCATCGTTAAAGAAATCTCTACCTTGTCTTGTATTGGCTCCTGCAAAAGCGATACCACTATTACCATATCTAAACACTTTGTCAAGAACTGTTGTCGGTACAATATTTGACATAAGTATATCGGCATATGGAGTACCATAATTCACAGGAACTAATTGGTTAGCATCTGCTACAAATACGATTCTAATATCGGGATTATTAATACAACCTATCATCATATGAAACAAATCAGTATCTATCATGCTACATTCATCCACCAATAAACAATCAGTATTAATTTCTCCATCTTTCAAACATTTTAAATGAATAGTACTTGCGGTCTTATTTGTTGTTTCTGATAATCTTAATGCTGATGCTCCTGTAGGCGCTAGTAATGTGATTGATAAACCTAAGTTATAGCATACATCTACAATAGCTTTAGCCGATGTAGATTTACCACAACCTGCCGCTCCTTGTAATAAACTAATTCTGTAATTTTTAAAATTTTCTACAGCTTTTAACTGTTCGTCTGTAAGAACAATACCATTACTAAGAATACGATAATCTTCAACATTAAAATCCAAAGGAACACATTGATTATTTGCTTTTATAAAACTTGCGACACCTACTTCTTTCATATATGTAGTAAACAGTGATAAGTCTTTTGTAGGTTCATCATAATAAATATTAGAGCTATTATTACATACGTTAACAATGCGATTTTTAAAATGTTCACAATTGTATTCGTCTTTCATAATGTGATAACAGGTATTACCATTTAGTCTGGTATTTCCGTCATATTGGTTACGAGTTAAAATATCTACCACTACAGCTTCGCATCTTTCATCGCTATCTATTAAATCGGGTCTAATCTTTTTTAATAAAGTATCAACCTTATTAAAACTATGACCACATACATTTATCAATACATCATATGGGTTCTTTTTAATGTTATTAATAATCTCGTTAGCATCCGACCATTTTTTGAATAACATTTTAGCATCATCAATTGACAAATCGTACTCTTTAATCTGTGAGTCTTGTATAAAGAAAATATATTTATATTTTTCTCTAAGAATACGTTTATAACAATTATAGTAGACTGTACCGATTCCTTTTAAGCGTTTTAAATCAATGATAGAATCAAGCTCTTCATCAGATTTAGTAATAACATCTTCAATAAAGTTTGGATAGTTTTGGAGTATGGTATGAGCTAATCTATCGGAAGTTGTAGCCATTTTCATAATCGCAAACTTTTCTTCCATAGATATTTTACCTAAATCCTTTTTACTTAAAGACGGTACATCACAGACCTCGTAGTTTAATCCGTATTTAGTTACTTTACCCTCTTTTAAAATCATTTCATAGGTATTGTCAACAGTAAGATAACCTAGACTACCTACTAATGAAAAGCCGCCCCACTGATTTAATTTAATATCCCTATTACTTTCAACTAGTTCGGCAGACAGAATATAATAATCGTCCTTATGAAATAACTCTCTTGTAATTCTGACCTTTGCTTTAATTCCGTTCATAATAAATAAACCTCCAAAATTAAATTTAATAATAATTATCTAACTGACAATTAATATATTAAACCTAATCTCAGAGGTTGTCAAGTACTTTTTATTCAAATTTTACATCAAGTTCTTCTAGTGTATATTCTCGGTCTGGTTTCATATTGGAATACATTTCACTATTAGCATTAAACGTAGGAAAACTCATGTATTGCTGTATTCCACCTTCTTTGTACGCTATAGATATATAATAGCACCCATAAATATCTGTTATTTTCTTTATGTATTCTACTTTTCTCCAAAATGGTGCAATTACATTCCTAATATATCTCTTTTCCGTCTTATCGAGAATCTGAGGTGTCTGATTAAGATATTTAACAAGTTCTTCGACAGTAAGTATTTTTACATCTGCTCCATTACCATGTAATGTAACTATATTCTTCTTTAATCTATCATAATTTGTTGCCATAATATTCCTCCCTTATCTAAACATATCAAAAAATGAATAGTAATCCATTTTAACTTTATGCTGTCCTTTTGAGTTTCTATACACTTTATAACCCGATTTCTTAACATTATCTAAACTCTGTAGATATAACTTAGGATTAGTATAATACAGTTTATCGAGTCGCTCTTCTATTTCCGCAGTTGTCATATTTCACCCTCTCTTATTATTCTGCAAGATTATACCAAACATTTCATCCATAGTTAAATCTCCAATAGGATAATGAATTTGTGATAGCGAATTTTTAGCAAAATAACCATCTACAAGATTGATAAAAAATGTAAATGTACCATCATCACCACCATAAAATTCATCCCACTGTTCTTCTGATAATAACCTTCTAACATATAATTGGTCTAATGATAAGTTATCGAAACTTATCACCTTGAAATGCGGTATAATATCCTTTAAGTTGCCATATAGCCAATTCCGATTTCTTTTAAGGTCGACACTCTTATTTATCTGATAGCTTAAACCTCTACCAATCGTCTTATATCCTAGAATCAAAATTTTAAGATTATGGTCTTTCAAAATTCCATACTGCTCCTTAGTAAAGATACCATTAATCACATGGATTACAGCGTTTGGATATTTACTAATTCTCTCGATAAATTCCTCAGTAGGATTAGATAATGAAACGCCAATACCATATATCAAATTTTCCTTATACATCTGCTGAATAACTTCTTCGTGTTTCATAAAATGATTCTGATTGATGGTTACGTTTGTAATAATATTCTTTGATTTAAGAAATCTAAGAAAATCAAAGAAATCATTAGGAATTGGAAAGTTTAAGTTTAAAGCCATTTCCGTACCTTCATGTAATGTATCAAGAAATTTCCAACCATTCAACTTACCAAACTTACCATTCACTGTGCAATTAGCGTAACACATTTCACATCCATTATCGCATCTATTAGATACGTGAACATCGACATTTTCAGCAAACGATGGCTCAAAAAAATCATCTTCTGTTTCACGAATTCTAGTACCATCTGAATATAAAGTTGTTATTAAATTTCCATTCTGATATTTTGCTATTGGTCTCATTATCTTAATCCTCTCTATTTTTTATTTTTTAATCTTAATCGTGTCCGTAATATCCAAATGCTATCATTTCATCACCACTTGGCGTAGTGAATGTTTCATCAAAATCTTCAAACCAACCATCGGCGTTATACTCATCATACTTATAAATACCTTCGCTATTTAAATACTCTTCAAAAGTATCATACCACTGATAGGCTTCTTCATTGTATTTTGCTCTTAGTTCTTTGATTTTTTCGTCATCTGTTGTTATGAACTGTTTTTCTTTCCCATTTCTCCACTTATTAAGCAGAGTTTCTCCATTCTGCCACTTATCATACTCTTCTTGTGTACAAATAGTCAAAGCATGAGTCATTGAGCTGTTTGTTTCAAATACGCCCATTCTAATCTGTTTCTTCATTATGATTCTGCTACTCAAAATGTGTGTAAATATACTCACATTGAGAAAATTCCTACTTCTTCCTATATGCTTTCGTTAATCTTCAACTACTCACAAGTTCTTGTATAGTCCATAGGCGTTACTTCCCGACTTAGCCATCGGTAGTTTTGTATTATTTAAGCTATCTTATAATCTTTACAATCTCTTAAATTAAGACTTGCATTATAATCTCTGTCTGCTACATATCCGCAAGTACAGATATACGTTCTGTCTGATAACTTTAAATCTTTCTTTATATTTCCGCAACAATGACAGATTTTAGAACTTGGAAACCATCTATCCACAATTCTTAACTCAATATTGTTCTGATGGCACTTGTTGGTTAATTTAGTTCTAAACTCATATAATTTCTGTTGACTTATTGCTTTTGAAAGATGTCTATTTTTCATCATTCCAGATATATTCAAGTCCTCAATAGTTATGTAAGATAGCTTGGCTTTCACTATCTTTGCTATTGTCTTATTGATATAGTCTGTTCTAATGTTATCTAGCCTATGATATATCCTTTGGACTTTTCTTTTTTGCTTCTGTATATTCTTTTGAGTAGACTCTCCTTTCTTTTTATTCTCATACATACGTGACAGACTTCTCTGTTCACGCTTTAATTTCTTTTCAAGTCTTTTAACCTCTTTAGACTTATTTATATTTGCAAAGACTTGTTTATCACTACAGATTGCTAAATCCTTTATTCCTAAATCAATTCCTACCCCTTGATTAGTATTTTTCTCAACTTCTTTTTTAGGAACATCTATCAGCACAGATACATAGTATCTTCCTGCCTTTTCAGATACAGTTCCGCTTTTGATTACTAAACCGCTTTTAGTTGTAGGGATATAACCTTTTTCTTTGAGCCTTACCCATCCAAGTGTAGGTATCTTTATCCTGTGTCTTTCACAATAGATAATTGCTTTAGCATCCGTTTTTACAAAATACATCTTTACATCTGAATTCCCCTTTTTCTTGAATTTGGGAAATCTGCTTTGCTTTTTGAAAAACTTTTGATAAGCACTATAAGCGTTTGTAATACTTTGCTTTACGGATTTGCTACTAACTTCTTTTATCCAAGACAGTTCTTCATGTTGTGGTAAATAATCATTATTTAGCCACTTACTAAAATCCATAGCAGATTGAAGTTTTTCTCCATGCTCATGCCTTTCTTTTTGTGTGGCAAGATAAAAGTTATATATGTATCTGCAAGTGCCTATTGTTTGATTTATCTTTTGTATCTGTGTTTGCGTAGGATTGATTTCAGTTTTGTAACTTACAAACAATTAGCATCACCATCCTTATACACATTCGTCTATGTTTACTCACATATTTCTATGTTTTCGATTGCTTAACAGTCACTCCTTTAATTATATTTATAAAATTCTCTATGTGGGTAATCCACATTAATTACGGGTACAATATCTTCATTATCGTTACCTGTCTGAATATAGCTCTGTTCTGAAAATAAATAATTCATTAAGATATCCTCGTCAGAACAAACTGTATTAACAAATTCCTCTAATTCTCCTACATGGTCAATTCCGCTTTCGTCCAAACAATCAGTATAACACACTATCTTCTTTTCCCAGTTAGATACAGTCACACCGAAATCAGCGAAATATACGTCAATATTGTGCTTCTTTAGTGTATCATTAATGAACTGTAATCTCTTAATCATCTGACTGTACTGTGGTTTCTTTAGAACTCCACCAAGCTGTATAATGGCTGTGTATAAATAATTAGCTCTATCAAATCGGCTAGTATATTTATCTAACTCCCAACCATAAGAGCCAAATTCAAAAGAAACCGAACTAGGTAAGTTTTTAATGTGGTTTAACTCTTGTGACGCTACACAAATTGCATGAACACTTGAACTATTGGTTTCAAAACAACCTTGTCTAATCTGCCTTTTCATATTCTCTCCTTTCAATAAAATAATCGTTTACAATACTTATTGTATCATAAACGATTACTTTGTCAAGCTATTTCTTCTGTTTTTGCAAAATATTTAATTATGTGTTCAAATTCACCTGTATTATACCATTTGCCATCTTCGTTCAATCTCTTCTTTGGCTTCTTCTTAAAGGCTATCTGAATTATATTACCTTGCTCACACTTATACTCATCCCACCATTTGTAATCTACTTTAAACGCACCTTGTTTAGTCTTATCATTTAATCTCTGTACAGTGAGAATCGGTGTACCATATTTATTAGTATCTGTTTTTAATACCACATAATACCTATTATCCTTACAAGCATATTCTTTATCAGTATATCCAAGATAAGTAGCTTCATATCTAATATGGTCAAGGTTTGATATAGGCTTAATTTTATGCTTATTTGCCTCATATAGGGCGTTAATTAAGCCGAGGTTATCAATTCCCCTTAATTGTTTTTCTGTGACGTTCTGAGTGTATTTTTTAGCGATTTCAAGGGTATCTAAATCTAATTTAGGTATAGATAACACTTTCGCCGCTCCGAACTGTATATATAAATTTCTAAGATATAGTAGTTCATTTACAGTACCAAACTCACTGAAAAAGTCTATATGTATTAAAATATCAAGTACCTTACTGTTTACTATTTTCTTATTGTTATTATCCTTTAAAGACATAATATCTTTTAATAATTCAATAAAATTATTATAATGATTGTCTTTTAATGTATATAAAGCACTACCTACATTTTTACCTACATCTTTTATAGATGATAAGCCTTTATATATACTATTATCATCTTTATTAATTGTATAATCGTTAGATGAATACCTAAATTTTGGGGATATTATTTTTATCCCCTTAAATGTAGCCAATTTAGTTCCATTTAATATATCTTCATCTGACTTAGAACAATTTAAAAATGCACATACAAATTCCAGCGGATAATAATATCTTAAATATGCACAAGTATATGTAATCATAGAATAGCCTGTCGCATGGTTGAACCCAAACATATAACTAGATGCATCTTCAATAATTCTCAAAAATTCTTTTGCTTCTTCTTCTGCTGTATTTCTATCTTTATCGGACTTATTACAATATCCTTCGAGAATACTCGGCATTGCCGCATCTAATCTATCCTTTTGTTTACGTCCAATGGCACGTCTTACATTATCAGCTTCGCCACCACTAAGACCACATATCTGCTGTAAAAACGCTATAATATCTTCTTGATATACAAGATACCCATGATTATGTTCAAGTAGCTTATCAATAAGTTCTGATGGATTTTTATGTTCTTTAAGGGCGATAAGGTCATCTCTATAAGATGCTCCACTAGGACGTATTGCCGCATTACAAATTGTAACATCATCAAGTGTAAAATCCATACCTTGTGACTTAATATTGTGATAATACTGTTTAAGTGTATTAAATGCATAATCACCCTCGAACTGAAATACTCCAATAGGATTACTTACCATATCAGCATACACATTTTGGTCATTAAAATCAATCTGATATGATTTAGGATATTCAATATTGGCATATTGGCAAGCATCTCTTATAATACCCACATTCCTCAAACCCAAAATATCATACTTAACTAAGCCTATTTCATGTACTTCTTCCATGTTAATAGGTAATATTCTTTGTCCGTCATCTCCTAAGAACATACCATAATTCTCAACTAACGGAGATGGATAACAACAAATAATACCTGCGGGATGCTGTGATTGGCTAATAGCACAACCTAATAATCCATCAAAATAATAAAATAATTCACTATACTGTTTTCTTGCTTGCTCTTTAGAGTTATCATATAACTCTTTTATTTCTGCTACTTTTGTTAGATTATAAGGATTTTCATTATCATATTTTTTATCGTCCTTAGATAAGCCATTATCTAATCTCCATTTAATAGCTAATGCTCTACCAATATCGTCTATACAACCTTTGTCTGCCAATGTTCCTATAGAAAGTATATATGCAGTATGTTCTAATCCAAAACGATTAATAATATAATCATATACAGTCTGTCTTTGGTCATCATATACATCAATATCTATATCTCCGATTTCCTTTCTGTATTCATTGGCAAATCGAGAAAATATAGTATGATGTTTTACAGGGTCTACATCGATAATATCAGATATATACGCAACCGTACTTCCCGAACAACTTCCTCTAGCATATCCAAATTTAATGCCATTAGCTTTATTATCAGATACAAGTTCTGACATAAATAGCATAAATCCTATCATATCAGTTTTTTTGAATACACGCATTTCTTCTTTAATATTATCTATATATTTCTGTTTTTGAGATTTATCAAGTATTCCTTTATTATACTTCTCTTTAAAATTCTTTTTTAATTTATCCCATAGTACCTCTTCATCGTTAGGATAAAGATACGGATATTTGATTTTTTTATCTAATACCATATCATAAACACTATCTGCCATTACATTTGTATTATCAATAGCTTGTAGTATTATATCCATCGGTAAAGAATCTTGCTCGGTAAATTTCTTAATTAAACCATCATAAGACTGATATGTTAAATCACAATCTTCTTCATATGAGTATGTAATCCCCTTAGATAACATAAGTATCATACGACATTCGGCTTTATAACTATCTAAGCTATGAGTATCAGTACCTACAATCAATGGTTTATTATATTTCAATGACATTTGATATAAGAACTTATTAAACGCAATCTGTTCATCAAAATTATGATACTGAATTTCGTAATAATCATAGTGCTGTAATAATTCATGTAATCTCTTGCCTTTATACTGATTTAATGGAGATTGTACGCAAGCTGAGATTTTTATTACGTTATCACTAATACCTAAAAATTCATCAAATGTCAATCTTGGCTTATAGTAAAAATGGTCTTTTTGATTGGATAGAAATACAAGGTTATTAAGTTCCTTAAAGCCATTTTCATTTTTAGCAATAAGTATAGTATGGTAATTATCTCTAATCTTTTCATCTAATGTTTCTGTTAGATAACATTCAATACCATGTATATATTTAATACCCTTTTCATCACAATATAATTTCTTTTCTACCCAATTAAAGATATTACCATGTTCTGTAAAACAAATAGCCTTTTGCCCTAATTCTACTGCCCTATCAACATATAACTTATAATTAGTACAACTATCAAGCAAACTATCTTCGGTGTGTAAGTGATATGTTACATAGTTTTTACCATAATGTTTTACAGCCTCAATATCAGTATCTACATTTTCGCTCTTTAGTTCAAAAACAATCTTCTTTGCTTCTGATTCTGTGTCTACGTGTAATATTGGTTTATTATCTTGTGTTATTACAAAATGGTCATAAAATTTTTCGTAAGAAAACATATATTATCCCTCACAATTATTAATTCTGTCTATACTATATTCGCACTGAGCTTTACTAATCTCACTACCAAAATAATTCATACCTAATTTCTTACAAGCTACACCCGTAGTTCCAGTTCCATTAAAAGGGTCGTAAACTGTATTGCTCTCTTTGCCATATAATGAAAGCAACTGCATACATAAATCACTGCTGTAAGTAGCTTTATTTAATTTACACGAACCATCATTATTTTTAGCTTCGATAAAGTTGTAATAATTCTTATAAAACTGTTGTCCGTTTTTACCTATACTACTAACCTCTTTATTGCAGTTAAATGTCTTATACTCGTTCTTTCTAACAAATACAAATATATCCTCAACGATTCTTGTTAACTTATTTTTACTTACATTGTTAGGTAATGCCGAACTCTTTTTCCATATAATTCTGTCTGCTACTGTGAATTCTGTATTTCTAATAATATCAGCGATAGCAAGCCAAATTAAACCAATGGATTCTGTATTAACACTTGCGTCTGAACCATAAGATACATTCCACAACACTACACCATTTTCAGACAGAATATTATTAAAGTGATTAAATAAATCAACACACCAATTACAATACTCATTCTGTGACATAGTATCTAAGTGTACATCATAACGACCCTCGTTATTTTCTCGGCTTCTTTCAGATGTACTTGGTCTACCTGTATTATAAGGTGGACTCGTCAATACAATATCTACCTTATGATTGAATTTCTGCATCTTTTCCATTGTTGCTATGCAATCTTCATTAAAAATTTTGTAAGACATATCATTTTCCTTTCTGTTATTATAATAATTCTAAACAATATTATTATAATAATAAAAGAGAGCTTTGTCAAGCTCCCTTTTAATGATTTATCAATATTTATGATAAGTACGGAAAAATATTATTATACTTATAATATCAACAATAATAGCTACTATCATTGGTAAGAATACAATCCACCATGACCAACTAATCAAGTCCATTGTTTTTAAAATCAGCAATATAAACCATGCCGCCCATAAAAATTTTGTATCAACACTAATGTTCATCATATTATTCCTCGTTATAATTTACGTTGTCTAAATAATAGGTTTCAATATAACTCAATAAGTCATACAGTGTATTAAATACCTTAACACCACTATTATCAATCCAAGGATGTAATTCTTTATCTGTATCGTTTAATATAAAAATCGGAATTCCTCTTTCTTTGGCTACGCCAATCTCGATTGCTGTACCGATTGAGTCATAATTCCAATTAACTATCATAAGGTTAGACTGTCTAAGATGGTATAGGTCAAACTCCATAGCCTCTTTTTCAGTCATATCATCATTGAAATAATCGCATGGATTAAATACACTAGGAGATACCTTATACAGTTCATGGAAGTACTCAATAATATCATCTCTCCATGTTGTAGCTTCACTCCAATCAATGTTGCTAATTGCTCCTGCTAAATAAATTTTCACGTTCATTCCTCCTTAATCAAATACGTTACTTATTACTTCATAGTCTTTTACTAGAATCTGATTAGTTTTCTTTTCTCTATAAACATTTACTCCTAGTTGACCTACTACAGTAATATTTAATTCACTATTGTCATTATAATTGATAGTTCCATCATCGTCAAGTACAATATGGAAATCTTTTGTAAGTTTCTCACGACTTACTTTAAAGAACAATACATCTTTATCGCCAAGTGTAAGTTTTACTGTATCTAATTTCTTACCAATGACTTTAATTTCTCTTGGCTTAATTCTTATGTTCTTAATGCAAAAATCAGTGGTAAGCATACCCTCGCCTAAAATGCCGTTTAAAGGCTCAAATACGCCGAATAAATCTTTAGGTATATTATTTACCATCATCGTCTGTATAACGTCTAATTTAGTCGAATAATCAAGTTTTAAGGCGTTAATACTATCAAATAGTTCATTGGTTTTTGTACCATCAATATTAACAGCAAATGCATTATCATCATGACCTTTCGCCCAATTAACACCGACCATCTCTTTAATAGTATTTCTACTGATAAATCCACCATCTCTAAATGAACCGATTGCTTCATTATCTTTACCTAACTTAGCTACAATAGTAGGTTTATTATTATATCTACCACTAATTGAACCTGCAATCAATCCACTATAACTTCTTTTCATTTCGCTAGATAGGAGTAATATAATGTTTTCACCTATCATTGCATTATCAATATTGTTATCAACAAACGACTTTACATATTCATATTGTGACTGATGATACTTACCACACTCTTTAGCAACTGCTTCAAAATCATCACTCCTACCACAGAAAGCTAATAGCATCTTTTGTTTAAATTCTGTATTATCTGAGCGTATTACTGCATTTATCTTTGGGATTATAGTCCAACTTACATCCTTAGTTGTCAATTCGTCCTTATTGCAATACATATAAATCAATTCATATAATAATGGATTCTTAATGTCTTGTAATTTAAGTAACTTATAAACATAATATCTATTTTCATAATCATTTAATGGCATAGAATCGGAAAGTACACTCAATCCTACTAAATCAATAAAATCATCTGAAAATTTTACACCTAGTTCTTTATCCATAGCTGATAGAAATTTATATGTAACTCCACAGCCACTTAAATTTCTATCTATATCAATATTGTCCTCTAGTCTATTATTAATCAATACTCCATGTTCAATATATTCATCTGCATCATGATGGTCTAACACTAATAAATCAGTGCCTTTATCTAATAAAACCTTTTCTCTGTCAGTCTTTTCACTACCTGCGTCTGGTATGATTAATAAATCAAGATTATCTTTTAAAACCTTATTATAGACCTTATCATCAGCTAATCCACGTTCCTTACCATCGTGTAAATACAGTTTGATTTTTATAGTCTTATCATACCTTTTTATGTATCTATAAACAATACTAGCACTTGTAAACCCATCATTATCCCCGTCCGTCAAGATACCAATTAAACTATGATTTAATAAATGATACTTGAATAAATTTATTCCTTCATGGATATTTTTAAAACCATAAGGATTACAATTATATTTACCACTTGGATTCAGATATTCTCTTACATCTGTAATACCACAATGCCTAAAGTAATTATATAAATCAATGTTTTCATATTCATCAAAAATATTGTTAATTTTTAAACTCATTTAAACAAATCCTTTTCTATTAGATTGTATTCGATAATGTCATTTGTAGTAGGCTGATTATCATTATTATCGTCATTATCGTTCTTTAGAAATATATAAAATATAACTACTCCTAACACGCATAGAAAAATCATATAACTACTCATAAATTACCTCTCTTTCTTTATATAAATTCAAATAAAAATCTTTACCATTGTCTGTAGGACTATCTTTAAGGTGGTGTCCTTGATAACTAACCAAAGCCGAAACTTTACAATATCCTTTACACATATCGGCTATCTTCAATACATTATCTCTAAATGTATTAAACTCTTCATTATCTCCCACTTCTAAATAATCAAAATCCAATCCTATGATAATTTCATCAACGCCTAATTCAAGTATAGTGTTTAACTTTTTCTTACTAAACGCTTTACCAAACAACGCTACTGTAAAATTATCCTCTCCAAAATACCCATCAGCTTGTAATACGCTCTTTTCAGCTTCTACTAATAGACACTTCTTATGTTTTCTAATACCTACTTTTGTTTTGTCGATACCATATAGAAATTCATTAGTCGGAAACTTATAGGACGTTCCATTTAACATAGTGATAGGTAAATATTTTATATCTTCCTTACCGAAAAATCTACCTCTAATTCCTATAATATTTCCATCTATATCTCTACATGGAATAACCACAGCGTTTTTATATTTATAGTATTTAATATCGTATTTATCCATTGTATCAAAAGTAATATTATCATTAAGCCAACTTATATGATATAGATTATCAAACTGCAATAATACATCATCTTTATATTTTTTATCAAATGTCGCTGTTTTCTTAGTTCCTTTGACAAATTGTACTAAATCTGATTTCCAATTATATGTATTTGTTTTAACAAACATATTACCATAATCAAAATCAATTCCTATTTTACCACAAATATATTTAACGCAACGTGGAAAATTATATTCATATCCAAGTATCTTTGCTCTACGTTTAACTAATTCATATATATCAAATGTTTCGTTACCTGTATGATATTCTACAAAGCTACAAGTTTCAATATAATAATATAATTTAGCCTTATGTTCATATGCGTCTTTCTTGTAGGTAATGCTTGTAAATATTAAAGTATCAATAGTCTGCTGTCTTAACTCACCTCCTAAAGATATTACAATCTTTATTACGTCATCTTCTGATAAATTTTCCTTAATCTGTTTTGCATCAATCATTGTGCCACCTCAATATAAAAAGACTTTATCTTAGTATCTATTATACCAAGATAAAGTCTTTAAGTCAAGCTATTAAATTAACTTCCGTTTTAGGAATATTAATCGGATTAAAGTTCTTATCAGTAACAAACATTTCAATCTTACGCATATTACCTAAGTCGTAATAACTGAATATCTTACATTCTTTAGGATATTCACTAAATCTACTCTTATATACAGTTTCTACAAAGTTAGGCTCTAAGCGGTTAGTTCCCATCTTTTTATGTTTATTGATAGGACATTCATCTATTAGTCCGTCTACAAGTTTCTTTTCCATTAATGTAATTGGCATTGATATTGAACCGCCCGTACAAGTATCTGCAATCTGTTTTGAACCACGTAATACTTGATAATCTCTAGCTTTATAATCTGATATACCACTATTTACCTGTGTAGCTGTTAATAATCCTACGTCATATTTCTTGGCTAGATTCTTTAATGCCTTTGCTAATTCACCTAGGATTTCATCACCTCTAGCACCAACTCCGCTACGACCTCTACTTTCTACAAACTCTTTAACAAGCTGATTATTTAAAAGGATATAGTCAAAAGCTACATACTCAATATCATACTGCTGTTTGTATTCCTTAATCTTATCTTCAACCTTGCGTATATTAAAACTAGGCATATCAACAAGCCATAAACACTTATCATTAACTATGTCAATAGCTTCTTGCACCCTTTTATATTCTGTTGGTGTACATTTGTGGTGTATAATTTTACTCGACTCTACACCACTAATATATGACCAAAAGATAGGGTCTACTTCAAAATCAAGTTCCATCTCTGAGCCGATATATAATCCTCTGTGTTTACCATTAGGGTTATAATCCCAAGTATTTGTCGTAAGATTGTAAATCTTTTCACAACATAACGTACTTAAATCGCCAATCAAACTACGAGATTTTCCACTACTTGTATCACCACTACGGATATATACTTGCTTTTTATTAATTCCACCCCATAGTGTAGTTAGGTATTTTGACTCTAATCCTAATCCCATTGTTATATCTTGCTCAAATGCATCTAATATTGCTTGACCATTATCACCTGCTTGTTTCTCAGTAGTATCTTCATCAATGACAAATTTGTTTTTTAAACTTGCACATATCATATCGAATTTATCCACAATATCAGCAATAGTGTATTTATTAAGGTTCTTTTCATTTTCTTCGTTATCTTTATCTACGTTCCAAAAGTCCGATATGTCAAAACCATTATCTCTAAATGCTCTTAAACAGCTTCTTTTCTTTACCTCACTCCACCAATAACTATAGTTGTGGTTATCGTCTGTTAACTCTTTTAATGTTTTTACATATCCAACTATATCTCCATCGTTCAATTCCTCTTGTAAAGAATTTAGCTGTTCGGGATAATCATTTAAATAATTAACAATCTCAATTGGTTCTACCTTTTCTACACCTTTATCCGCTAACTGTGAAATACAAACATATATTATTTTATGTATTAAAAATGGTTTAAAATCGCTCTTTTCTAATGGATAAGTACTGTTATAAATCAAACTAGTATTATTCATTAACGTACCTAATACAAAGTTACTAGCACTAATGCTATATATCTTTTCCATTCAAACCCTCCTAGTCAGTCAAAAGTTTCGTTTTTTCTATTAAAAGTAATAGAATTACTATGTTTAGTAACCTTGTTTACATCTTCTGTGAATTGAAAATTTTTAGCATTTTGTTTCTTTTCTTTATACTGTAGCATATAATTTCTTGCCTTGTCAAGATAATATGGTACTAATCCTAATGTATCTACATCTGAAATATCTTTACCTTCAAATGTTATCATATACTGTATAGTGTTCTTAATGTCAGTATATGATATATGGTCTTTATTCATATTCTTAATCTGTGATACCAACAAAGTCCAAGGTATATCATCATTAGTATATCCTTTTGCAAAATATAATGCTTGTATCACATCTGTAAGTTTGCGATATTCCGTAGTAGTAGTTGACTTTGGTTTTTCTGTCTGATATTCTGTTTTCTTTTTAGCCATAAATCGTCCTATTGTAAAAAGGGATAGGGTATTGTTATCCCTATCCCTAGTTATTGTTTAATCTATATTTAATTCATACCATGTATGTTCAAACATATCTTCAAATGTTGGGATGAATACCTCATCTACAGGTACACATAAATCATCATTTTCCATATATGTCTGCACTAAATGTCTGTCATACTTAATATTGCTCAAATGAACAAATAAGTTATAATGTGAAAAATAATGGTCATCTCTGATAAACCAACGCTCAAATACGTCCTTATCGTTATCAAGTTCACAATTGTCTTTTGACCAAATATTAAGCAAATCCCCAAAAGTAAAAGTATTTTTAATGTCTACGTGTGGATTCTGACCACCGTACTTTAATAACTTCTTGCCCTTATTATAAGTTAGTAAATTCATCCTTCTACCTCAGTATCTTTTCTTCTAAGATATTCCTCTCTTGATTCATATTTCTTTCTTTCAAATGCTTCTTCTGTACTCATACCTAATGCTAATCTTGCTTTAGTAGAACTATAATCTAAATGTAGTTCTCTTACCCAATCTGCCAAAGACTGTGTTTTACCCTTATAGTTCAATATTTTATTCCTACGTGTATTATTATGTTGAACGTCCATATCTACCCATCTGCAATTGCTAGGTTCATAATTTCCATTGGAATCAATTCTATCTATGGTTAATTCTGAATTCCAATTATTTTTTAACGCCCATTCTTTAAAATTATTATAATCTAGCCATTCTTCCGTAACTGTTATTCCTCTGCCACCGTAATATTGATAATGTACATCATTGCTATTCAAACAACGATGACACATTGCGTGCCAAGAGTTATATAAATTATTATATATGCTACTAGTTTGGCTGTCCGAATCTTCGTATTTTTTATTTTCACGATTCATCTGTGCTAATCTTTGTGCTTTTTCACAACCACAAGAATGAACCTTATCTGATAATAATTGCAATCTATTAGCATAATAATAATTACCACAATCACATTTGCATTTGAGTATGTATTTACGTTTGTGTATATCAATTTCCCCATTTGCATCTCTGATATCTTCAACATACACTATTGGTAAAACTGTCAATTTGCCATATTTCTTTCCAAACATGGATTCAATATCTTCATACTGAATTCCACGTTTGGATTTTTTATTACTCAATATCTATATCCCTATCGGATGCAAGGTCAGTTAGGTCTGTAAGCAAATATTCAAGAGTACGTACATCTTCAATTTCTGATACTTTACCATTCTCGGTTTCAGCTATATGGTCATTGATAATCTCTTTAGCTCTTTCTTTCGCCGATGTACCAAACAAGATTTTACCAATTCTTGTTACTTCATCAACTAACTCATCGTGTGACATATGCTTAGTAACTTCTTCCTGCTTTTCTACTACTGTAGTATAATCAACGCCCTTCTTCTTAGCAAGATTAATACCACACTTTTCTACATAATCCATAACGGATTTTGCGTTGAAATCTACATCAAAAGTTTCAGCACCTTCTCCGTATCTATTACGACCAAAATGTTTACTAGTATCGTCACAATAAGCTCTTGAATAAGCCTTAGAGCCATCATCGTTAGTAGGACGCTCTACATAAAAAGCGTAATCGCTGTTATCTCTGATATACTTACAAATTACGCCCGTTCCACTATCTTTTCCACTACCACTTGGAATAACACGACCTGTATCAGCATCTTCAATTTCATCATGATAGATAAAGAAGATAGTAACACCTGTCAATGACATTAACTTAATAAATGGTGTATCTGTATATGACTTATAAATATCATATGCTTTACCATAGCCAAGGTCGCCCAAAGTTTCAATGTCTTTCTTCTTTGTTACATAGTTCTTAGCAATGGTAGGAATCTTCTCTACACCATCAATAATCAATACAGGAGTATTTTCAAGTATATAATCTCTATTCTTTTCATTTGTAAAATCAGAAAGAATCTCTCTTGTATTCTTATAATCAGTACCATCTACAAGATAGAAGTCGTCAGCCGCATTTGTACCATTTTCAAAAGCAAGGACTACAGGAGCGGCATCGGGATTCTTTGATACCTTCTTACAAATCTCTTTTCCAAGTTCCAGTGCTACAGTTGTCTTACCTGTTCCATTATCGCCATAGATTACTACTTTCTGTCCTACTAATCCTATTGCCATTTTCTGCTTCTTTAATTTCTTTAGTAACATAATATCCTCCGTTTAATTAAATCAAGTTCAAGTAATTAAATTATCATATCGGCAATTTTTTAATTATTTGCCGATATGATATAAAGATTAGATTGGATTAAGCGAATGGGTCATCTTCGATATCATCTTCCTCTGTAACCTTACTAGGTCTATTTCCAAGTCCTAATCCCTTCTTACTAGTGGTATTATCAGAGCTACCATTACGAGCTTCTTCCTTCTTGGCGTTAATCATAACCTCTCGGTCTGACATTGCTTTCTTAAACTTATCAATGTCGATATAATACTGATTTTCATCGTCATCGATAGCTTCTTCTCCACCGAATACAGAGATTTCTACTGTAGTATATCCTTCTACTACCTTACTCTCTCTCTTACCGAAAGCTCTCTTAGAATCTGACTTCTTAGCTCCTACTGTTTTAGTTTTCAGTTCAACATCAAGTACTACAGAGTCGCCCTTTGAATATAAATCTTCAAAGTCACCTGCAAGCTCTTCACTTACTACAAGATTGATAGGGAATACTGAGCCATCATAGTTTACGCTGTAAAGCTCTACTAAGAGTCTACCTGTTTCTTCATCATTAACAGTTTCTTCCTTAATGTTCTTAATAATTCCACTAATCTTACCATCAGTAGAATCTTCTGTTGGAACATTTGATGAGCTAATACTAAAGCTCTGTACCTGTGTACGTGATGACCATTCTCCCTGCTTATTTACATATCCGTTTTCTGTAAGAGAGCCATTAACAATTACTCTAGTACCCTTTTCATAACCCATTACAGTTTCAAGAGCCTTAAAACGAGGATTATCCTTTAGACCGCCGTTTTCTTTATCTTCAATCTGTGAATAAGTTGGAATAATCTCAACTTCATAGATTTCACCATTAGCCTTAATTGTAATAGCTGGACTCTTTGTATCAGCCTTTACAATTGCACCTACAATGTCGGCGTTATTCTTGTTTTTTCTCTTCTCATCGAATGTAAGATTGATTTCCTCAATAGTTCCTACAAGCTGTACTCTGTTCTTGCTCTGTGAGAGATTCTTTGTTTCCTTTTCCTTTTTACTCATTAGTAAAATTCCTCCATTTAATAATATTATTTTTTCAATGTTCTTGTCGCTAATCTCACTCGCAACTTGTTATCTCTGTCTGACATTATGTATCATATCACATATAAAATCATATGTCAAATGTTTTTTATCATTTTTTTTGTTTTTTATTTTTTATTCAAATCGATTTTATTCAAATTGATTTTATTCAGACCAATTAACAATTACGCTATAATACTGCTCAAATCTATGCTGAATATCTTCAATACTAAGATTTTTATTCTTGTCATAAAACATATAATAATCACCCTCATGTGAATCTGCTTTAGCTTTATGAGCCAACATAGGTTTAATTGACACAATATAACTTGCATTTCTATTATGTAACTTTACTAAATATCTATAATAAAGTTCTTCATCATGGTCTATTGTACTATTAAAATAAACATAATCATCGATTGTGAATTCTTCTATATAGTACTTATGCCAATCGACCTCTCTACTTCCTTTAGCGTCTTGAAACTTCTCATAACAATGAGCAATGTATCTTTCTGCATTATCTCTTGTACTGAAAATACTTTCAATATTTCCATCAGTGTCAATTTCATCACCTAATAATACTACATATACTTTCATTGTTTTATTCCTCCTTAATCATAGTAATCTATTTTAATACTATAAATAATATGACTATCTGTTTTTCTTGTAGTAATTTCATCTACGACAAAACCACCATATGCATTAATGAACTTCTTATATAATGTAATGTTTTTATTACTACAACCTACTATTATTTGAAATCCATAACGCGGGCAACGTATCTCAATTAATTCATTACTAGATATATTTGTCTTATTCAACAAATCTAATACAGTCATAGGTTTCTTACAATCATTATTTTTATTATACCAACAAGAACAATCATTAGTTATAAAATCTAAAGATTTATCAAAATTAATATGACCACAATACATATACCTATCATCTACGGTATCGAATTTTAATTTAGCTGTAGTTAAATAATTAGTAATAACATGATAATATCTTTCATCATAGTTTACTTTTAATATTGTGTACGTTGTTATGCCATTACATACTTGGTCGCCTACTGTTAAATTCATTATTTATCCTCCTTTATAATTATAATTTATAATATGATATTATCAGATTATTTTTCGCTTGTCAACCCCCTACGTTAAACCTCTCCCAAACTCTCCCCCCACCCTCAATCTAATCAAATATACATAGGATAATAGATATAGATGATAATATATAGATGATACATACATATACATATACATAATATACATATAATAAATATAGTTAATAATAGGGAATATATTTAAATAAATATAGGGGATAGATTTAAATACAATAGGGTAGATATATTTAAATATATGTATTCAATATAATATAGCTTGTAGCACAGAAATAGATTGTGAAAAATATGATTATGAATGATTAAATTTTAATGAATTATATGGGATAAATGGTAGTGATTGTGAAATTTTTGTAGGGGAATGTGAATTTTTTACAAAGGTGGTTGACAGTAAATGTAACTATCCCAATCTCCCATATCATTATCAATTATCCACAAAATCAACCCAATCCTTTTATGCAATTTGCACAATTGTAATTTTATCCATCTTCTGATATTATTAAGCCAAAACTAAAAAATTAAACGATATGAAAAATTTGTACCTCTTTTTGATAATATATATATCCTATTATCAAATTTAGGTACAAAAATTTAAAATCATAGAAAGGAGTACAATGGACGACATATATAACAAACCTTTAAAATATAAAGAAATCTGCGACATAATGAATGAACCAATCTCTACAAGTGGCTCAAAGGGTAGACAATTACAACTAGCAAAATGGCAACAGTTTTACGATATTGATAAGATAGGCACTAAATACTACATTAAGAAAAAATATTCAACAGAAGAATTAAACCTCATTGAATGTAGTGGTAAATACGCCTCTTATATTGCAGATAAACTTTTATATTACTTTGACCTAATGCAAAGAACAGAACTTACAATCAGCTATTACGATATATATGAAATTACTAATATGGTAAATATCAATTATCACGTTGGTAAAAACAACATATATACAGACAGAACTAAAGAAATTATCAAATTCGACACAATAGAAGATAATATATTAGAATTATCTAAGGACGATATTATCTTTTCAAGCCTTAATAGTTTCTTTGAAATATCTAATAAATTATTAAAGCAGAATGTTGATAATGCAATTAAATCAATGGCACAAAAAGGTTTGATTACTTATAATGAGTCATTTATACTATACAAAAAGCCTATCAAGCAAGGTGATATTTATGTATCACAGCCTAAACATATTTGTAATGTCGATGAAATCTCGACTATGTTAGATATTAAAAATGAGTCCTTGAATAGATTAGGATTATCAAAAAAACAATTATATTTTGCACCTAGGATAATAAAGAAAGAATATCATGATTATATATTAGATAAAGTAAAAGAAACTTTCGGATATGATTACTACACCAATGCAATCCATTTTATTGTAGGTAAAAAGTCTGTTAAACACGAATTAAAGTTTCATAAGAGCAACAAGATTAATAAAAATATTCAGACTCAAATGTTAGAGTCCAAGGAAATAAGTAAGAAGATTACGGCTTATTTAAATAAGCAATTTGTTAAAGAATACATTGATAATCTAGGAGGCAAGAATGAACATCAAACAATTATGTAATCAATATCAGATAGAATATGACGCTAATCATCCTAATCGTAGTCTATCTAAATTACAGAAACAATATCTTATAACTAAAGTCGGTAATAATCAATATGAGGTAATCCGTCCATTAACCATAGATGAAAAAGCCGATTTAACCCAATTAACAGATTGCCCCAAGCTCTTACGTTCTATTATATGCAATCAGTTAGCACAGTCGCCAACTAATTCTATAAGAACGGACACTAAAGGTTTTTTAGAAATGTTTTATTTAATCAATTCTAAATATAAATACTTTGCATATAATGAGATGAACGAGGAAAAGTCTAAAATACTACAGTCCACAACTCTGCCTAAAACTGTACTAGAAGGCTTTTATTCGGACGTTTACCCTCTACTTAATGATATGCTTAAATCGACATTTAGACAGCTAGAAAGCGAGCTTTTAATCAAGAAAACCGATATAATGATGTATGGTATAATAACTAAAGCCGATAACGGTAGATTATGTACTACTAAATATCAAGCAAGTAATGACCAAATAGAAACCTATTTATCTATAGCACGTAATATAATGAAAAATAAATACAATATATCTAAATGGGAAGATTGTAATTATTTTCAGCGCAAAGCCATTAATAGAGATGCGTGTAAAGAAATAGGATGGAGTTTCGTATATAATGATTATGAACTGATTCTTAATCGAGAGGGATTAAAGAACGAGGTTCAACTACAAGATATGAATAAAGAGGTCTGCAAGAAGATTAAGAACTCTAAGCGTGGGAATCTTAAAGACTATGATAAGAACCTTTTATCAGATTGTATAGATTTTCTCATAAAAATATCTTGACATATCTCTTTAAGCAATATATAATAACAACATAAGGATTCGTCACCCTTATAAAATCGTCAAATATATAATGATAGGAGGTAGATAATACGAAGCAAAAAATAGAAGAGTTGTTATTAAAGTATGAAAATGATTTAAATGAGTGCAATAAGCAACTTACTACTGATTTCGCTGAATATAGGTCAGACCCAAGTAATCTTGACCTTAGAGATTCAGTAAGAATGTTGCAAGGGCAAATAGGTGTGTATGAATGTATAATTGAACAACTAAGGAGGATATTAAAATAATGCTTAAAATTTCTACCGCAGAAGCCGTTCTTAAACTTAATAATCAGCAGTCCAAAGAGCTATGGGAATATATCACTAACTCAAATATCGACTATAAGTTTGTAGATGGCTCAGACTTCGATTATATTATAAAGAAAAGGGATTTAGCTCTTTTAATTGATGAGATTTTTTCCGATGTTGAAAGAGATATTGAAATGGTCGAAATCTTAACATTGACATTAACAGAGCTTGTAATTAATAAAGAGAAATCGGCTATGTTTTGTTATGTGGAGGACGATGAATGAGGAAGATAATAGATTATAACAATCCAAGTAATCCGATATTTATCGAAGCCGATTCAGCTCTTGAAGCATTAAAGAAGCTAAATAAAAAAGGTAAGATTACTAAAGCACCACATGGTCATGCTTATCACTTGAACACTAAGGATAACGTATATTCTTGTGTTATAGAAGGAAGTGAGGAATGGAGTGATAATGAAACACTATAAATATCATTTAATTAAGATTAAGCATAAAGATAATACTAGTTTAACTAAACTTGATAAAAATCGCATTAATAGAGATTATTTAATTGCCGAGGTCGAATTTAATCAGCCGTGTATTGTTTTGTGTCAAGATGATGATTATAGTGGATTTTTCACAAGTAATGTGGTGGCAATAGATAACAATGATAATCACCTAACATTAGGAACGATGAATACAACTTATTATTTCACAAAGAAGGAGATAGCGGAATGACACGACAGTATATTATTGAAATCGATGATGCAGATATCATTAAGCTCAATAACGGTCATAAAGTATATAGAGCTAAAGGATTCGATACTCTCGTATTTAACGAAAATGGACTAAAACAGTTAAAAACCGTTAGTAATAGTAGTAGCAATAATAGTGGCAGAGAAGAGGGTTATAAAGAGGCTATGGACACATTTGAAATCTATAGTCAGATTGTACTTAAAACCCTTACAGAAAGAGAACGATTTGACTTATTCGGAACTGCGGATATTGCGTCTATATTCTCACAGCCTTTAGGTGATAATCTTACTAAGGTTAATGATTATCTTTTAAAGAGGATTGGAACTGATGATACTAACGCATGAAGAGATTTGTCAATTAGACTTAGAACGAGCTAAGAGTCACAATCTTGAAAATCCGAGTTTCGATTTTAGAAATCTAGGATATAAAAAGGGCGATATTATATATTGGGTTCATGTGGTAAATAATCCGTATGCCGATAGGATAGAAAAGGAATTAAAGGTTTTAACGATTCAGTCAGTCTATCCTAGAGTAATTACGGCTTATTTGCCTAAATCCATTTGCTACACGCTCTTTTATAAAGACCGAGATAATATTTATACGGACAGGAAGTTAGCTCAAAAAGCATTTAAGAAATTAAAATTTGATATAGTAACAGAGGAAGTAGATAATAATGATAGAGATACAGCCACAGACAACGATTAAACCAATTACATTAATGGGATATGAAGCAGGAGTTTGCTATAACTCTAATGTTGGAATTGAAGAAAAGAATTATAAGAGAGGGATTCACTGTATAGAAACTAATCATGGTCGTGTATTAGAATTTCCACAAGTTTATATGACGATTAGTGGATATTCAGCACGAATGATGAGGGAATTATATACTCATATTGCAGGAGCGCCTACTAGGGTTCAAGCATCCACACGTTATATTGATTATAACGACTTTAAATATATCACACCGCCTAGTATCGATTCTAATATCGAGGCTAAGACATTGTATGACGAAATAATGGAAGAAATTAGATTGTGTGCAACTAGATTGGAAGAAATGGGAATTGCAAAAGAAGATGTTGCCAATCTTTATCCTTTAGGTATGGAAAGCACAATGGTATTGCGTACTAATCTAAGACACTTGATTGATATGTCGCATCAGAGAATGTGTACTAGAGCATATTGGGAGTATAGAAAATTTATGAATGAGTTGATAAAAGCTCTTGACGAATACTCTTGGGAGTGGCATAATATAGTAAAGATGAATGTATTTCAGCCAAAGTGCGAACTGTTTGGTTATTGCACTGAGCAGAAATCTTGTGGAAGAAAGGAAAAGAAAGATGAAATTTGATTTTGCAAAAGTAAAAGAAATTATGAAAAATAGTGGAGTATGTTTGATTGTTAAAGTTAAAAATGCTGACGAGCATCTATTTTTACTACATGGATTCGATATTACATATGATGATGATAATACTTTCAACTTTAGATATCCATGTTATTTGTATATTCGTAAAAATAGTTACAATGATAAATATAATCGTAGTTTCGATGATAATGATGTATATGATGGTATGACAAAGGATTGTTGGGGTTATAAGATTATACGTAAACAAATAATTAGTGATTTTTTTACACCTAAAAAGATTTTGCTTAACGCAATCAATGAGTGTAAGTTAGGTTATGCGGCTTGTGTTGTAGTTGATGACGGAGAGCATTATTTAGCCATTGATGATAATACTTTGGTCGGAGATTACGGCTATATTAACATTGATGGCGACCTTGACGATGAGTTAAATCTTCTCGGTTCAAATGGTGAGCCAAACGGTGAGAGAATTGTAAAGATATACACAGCTAAGATTGTAGCACTCGATAATTGGGTAGGTAAAAATACAGTTTGGGAGTATGACGATAAGGATGATGAGTTGGCTAAATATTGCAACGAGCATAATATCACTCCCGAGGATTTAGTAAAATATTTCGGTATGAAAATTGATGGTATTAATTGTTAAATAAATATTGACAAATGAGAAAATAGCTTATATTATATTTATATAAGCTATTTTTTATTGAAAGGAAACGACAATATGTTAGTTGAATTATTTGACGAGAGTAAAACAGTTAAATTAGAAAACATGAAGAAAGGAGATATATTTTTAACCGAATACGGCGACTATGGTAATTATATCTACGTAGTATTTGATAGTTATGAGATAGATGGAAGTTGGGTTAGAACTAAGGGTACTCATATTAGTCGCAATGGTGATGTATTTGATAAAGAGTGGGTAGGTAATAGTTTAACATTACTTGGTGGTGATTATTATTATGATGTTATAGGTAAAGTAATTGTGTAGAAAGGAAAATTTTGTTATGAGGGAGATATATAAAACTATTATTAGATTCGTTCTAGCTATAGTATTTGTATGCTGTGGATTTGTTCTGTTAGGTAAGGACATATTTACAACAGTGGGCGTTTTGTATCTTGGAGTTGCGGCAAATATTGTTTATGATGAAGTGAGGAATTGAATATGAAATATGAATTCGGTGATATTGTAAGAGATGAATATGATGATGAGATATTTGTTACTATCGGATATGATGGTGGGAACTTTGAGGGCGTGGTAATTAAATCTGATATGTATAGATTTGGAGCTACGGCAAAATTCAGAGATAAAGAAACGTTGAAGAGAATTGTAAAGATTGGTAAGATGGAGGCATTGACGAATGAAGAAATATAATGATAAAGAATTGTCAGAAATATTGGATAAATTATCTGACGAAACTAAGAATTATTTAATGCGGAGGAAATAGGGTTATGAGATATAAAGCAGGAGATGAGGTAAGAATTAGAGCAGATTTAAAAGAAGGAGATAGAGAACTATATAAAGCCACAGTTGTATCAGAGATGATGAAATATGCAGGGAAAGTTACTACTATTAGACGTGCTTATGATGATTGTTATACTCTTGATATTGATGATGGTTATTGGACGTGGGTAGATAGTATGTTTGAATCAGACGTAGATATTCCACAGATAGTCGAACCTAATAAAACAATCGATGTTGGATATAAACTTGATTGTGGTCGTAGAGGAATATTAAAAGATGTAATTCAAGGCGATACAAGTGCAAAGAGGCTTTATTATACAAAAAATTATGAATTTCAGTATATATTGCCTATTGAGTGTATTGAGTGGATTGTTCCGCATGAGGATTAAAAGGAGAGATAAAATGAGTGATTTTGATAGACGATTGTATAAAGCGTTAACAGGTGACACTGAGAGAAGTGCTGAATTAAATTATGAGTTGTTTGGTGATAATGAGTGGAGTGGAGTTGATAGAACTAAATACTTGGAGGAATTAAAAGATAAGATTGATGCTGATTCTTGGGGCTATGGAGGTTAATAGATGTTTGAAGATGAACCCTATACTTATGAAGATGTACAAAAAGCCGAAGCCATATTAAAAAATGTGGTTAATGATTATGATGGTTTGGTATGGCAATTCGGAAGTGTATCTGAGATAACTGTTAATAAAGCGACAATTGAAGCTATAAGAACAGCAATAAAAGTTATTAGAGATTATGAGAAGGAGAGTTGAAATGGAAACCGATATTGTTATTAAGACTATGTGGGAAGAAACAATGGATGGAACTGATGAAGTAGAAGTAACTACAGAAATTCATTGCAAGGAGTGTGGTCGTAAATTTGATACGTATGATTATGATAAGGAAATGATTGAGGATATGAATTATTGTCCGTTCTGTGGAAATGAGATTAGAAGAATAGTGTACGAATAAAGAGAGTTGAAAGACTCTCTTATTTTGTTATATGGGTGAAATTGGCTTTGGGAGCTATCCCTGTATCAGCTACACCTCGTTATTTAAAATATTTTTAAACGTAAATTTGAAAAGTGGTGGGAGGGGCACCAGCTCTGCATCTCAAGCCTCCCACTCTAAGCAATCCCACTGTTTATGCGCCTTTCAAGTCTTTACATAAAATCATAAAAATTTTTATCGTTTTATCGTTTATCAATATGGAAACTATTTTATCTAATATCGTTTCCTCATTTTTGCGTTTTAAGCGACTTTAATTTATCCATGATAAAATACACAATAAATATATTTTAATTTATTCTATGGGTAAAAATAAGCGAAAAAAGACTATATTTAGTCTTTAGTTAGTTAGTGTCATACAAGCGTCATTGTATTACTTTAATAGTACAATTATATTGTATGTAATACGTTTATAGTGCTATTATATTGCATACAATTATATAGATAATAAAAAAATAGAGTGCTATTATCCAGCACTCTATTTTTAAATCATATTTTAGATTTTAGTTAGATATATATTGCTTGTTACCGATTGACGATATCTCGCTTGTAAACTTTTCACTATATCGTGATAATCATTTAAAGACTCAATTGTTTTTTTGCCTTTATTATCATAGTCAATTAAACTATATTTCGTATCTACATTGTGGCAGAGGGTTTTAAATAATTGGCTCAAATAACTAAAATTGTTCGGTATATCGTTTTTGTCGATATACATTGATACGACTAAGTTATTTAATTGTTTACTACATATCATATTGTTTTGTTCGATATATGCCAGACACCATATTTTTTCTGACTCCGTCAACTTGCTATAATTAAAAGTCGCGTTGACTTCAATCAATTCTTTTTTATCTTTAGCATAAATGTGAAGCAGATTGTTATAAATTGTTTTTTCGTCATTGATATAAATCTTATAACTCCCATGATTGACTTTATCACATTTGACCATTGATAAGCCGTCGTAACTTGTTAAATTGCTAGTTGCGTTACCATCGTAAACCTTTGCAATCTTGTGTGTTGGGTTGTAAATTGTTGCACTCTTCATATTATACCTACTTTCTGCGCCTTGCGCTATTGAAATATTGAATTGCCTTACGAGTATTATTATACATATATTTTAATATATTGCAATACTTTTTTTCAAAAAATCAAAAAAAATTTTTCTTTCTATATAATGTGAAAAAATCATTTTTTACTATGTTACTTTAACGTACTAAAGAATACATAAAATTATTTTTGTCAAGTGATTTTTATAAATGTTAACAATTTATTCATATTTTCAGATAATAAAAAATATTGTGTACACAATTTAAGTCTGATCCAGAAAAAATCGAAAGTTGTATAGAATTGTTTACACAATTAAATAAACTTATTAAATTGTAAGACAATCGCTTTATTATGATAAAGCGGTAAAGTCAAGAACAATTGTTCGATGATATATTTAAATCTATCTCTTTATTATGATAAAGTATTAACGTGATAACGCTGTAAAATTATGCCACTTTACCGCAGTAAAGTCCGAATAAATGTTCGGATATATTTAAATATATTTTTTCCGATTCTGAGATTTCTGTAAAAGCGCGCTCGTAAATTTGGGGGCATATGGACGATATAGTGTACAGCTGATGCCTTAGTATATATATAATATATATTTAAATAGTTAGTTAATTATATATATTTATATATTATAGTTATTATTATATAGTTATTATAATATAGCTTTATTTCCTTTATTTTTGGCTTTTAAGACACTTTAATCATTCAGTCGGTCAACTTTACCATTTTAGATTTTAGATGGCTAGAATCGGCTAATAAATACAATAAAAAAATAATAGGATAAAGCCGTTTGACCTCATCCTATTATCTTATGTTTATTCAAGTGTATCATCAATCCAATCATTAAACTCTGTCAGCTCGTTAGCGGTCATATAAGCCTCAATATGAATCATGTCACCGACTTGGCTAGGCTCGTATTTGATACCCTTGGTTTTAAGATACATCTTTACTGCACTTGCATCTGCCTTGCTGAATTCTCCATTAACCCATGTTCTCATTTTTCTAATCCTCCTAAATGTTTGTTGTTTGTGGTATTTCTTTTGAACTGATTACATGATAGCATGGTTTTTATTTTATGTCAATAGGTTTTAAAAAATAATTTTAGATTTTAATTTTAGATTCTGATTTTAGATTTTAATTCTAATTTTAAAATCTAATTTTAATTTTAAAATCTAAATTATAAAACATATATTTAAATCTAATTTTAAAATCTAATTTTAAAATTTAAAATTATAATTAGAATCAAAAATCAATTTTGATTTTAGATTTTAGAATCTGATTCTAAATGTATTTATATTTCTTTGAATTTTGACCTTTAAGACGGTTTTAATTATTCACTAAGGGATTTTATTATCTAAATTAAAATAACACGCCTGCTGCCTAAAAACGAAATAAATATATAGATTTAAATATAGAATCATATAAAGAAATAAAGCGTACCGAATCAAAGTCGATACGCTCTATTTCTATTTCATAGGAGGTGAAGGGTGTCGCAAGTTGTTGTCACGCCCTCTACAAATATAAGTATAAATACTTGAATGAGATTACATAAGGATTCAATATTTATTCAAAAGAGGTTTATCACATTATCAGAAAGGGATGGATTGTATAACCTCATTCAAGTATATCGTTAACAATGTTCTATAATTATATTATCATAGTTTGTTTATGTTGTCAACTATGATTTTTCATTTAGTTCTTAAACAACTAAATAACTAACTATATGATTATATTATAATAACTAACTATAAAAGTCAAGTACTATTTTAATCATCAGCTATATATTATATATATCATATTGCCCCAAAATATTCAAGTCCTTTATAAGCCAATTTTAAACGAGAATGTCAAATAGAAAAAATAAAATAGTTTTCAAAACTTTAACGTGATAAAGCGATATATTTAAATATATAGTTCATCAAATAAAAAAAGGAAGTGGATTACTCCACTCCCTTTACATATATAAGCTGTGGCTTTATTTCGCCGCACTCTTCATGCCAAATACAAACACGATAAGCAGTTACTTTAGTTTCATTTTGTCTGTATGCTTCTAAGTCGGCTATGTTACTAAAGAATCCTTTAGGACTAGACCAATAACGGCGATTAGTAACTTTATCGAATATTAGCGACTCTTCAAAATAATAAGGACGCTCTGTAGCACTATTGAACGACATATCATACTCTTTTAAACATCTCTTGATTCTAGCAACTCTTTCAGCTTTCATAATTAACACCTCTCTTGAATTGATTTATCTTATATAATTATAATACACCTATTATATTTATTTGTCAATACTTTTTTTAAAAATATTTATAGGATATATATTTAAATATATAATCTAAAAAGAGGGTTTGTTCAACCCTCTGTTGTAAATCCGCTGTATTGCAATTTAACAATCTTATCATCATAGATTATATCTGTCTGATTGTCATACATTAAGCAATCAACTACATCACCAACGCCTAAGTCCTCAATGCCTACATATTCCCATCCGTTGCCGTTTGAGTCAGTAAGATATAATATATCATATTCTCTGTCTACCTCATAGACTAACATTGATTTAGCATACAGATTATCAATATCACAAGTATTGATATTAGCTGTATCAATTAACATCATAACGCCTAATAAAATTCCTCTAATCATATAAATAACCTCCATTTGTTTTGATAAGACAATTGTAATACTATTAGATTATATTGTCAATATGTTTTTTAAAAGTTTATAAAATAATTTTAAGACAATATATTTAATTATATCTCTAACATATATTTAATTATATCTCTAAATAATAAAGAGTAGGTTTTACCCTACTCTATTCCATAAATATATTTTAGGTGCTTATCTAATCTGTCCTCATCTGATTCATTAAGACACTCAATAAACCAACCTAAATCCTCATGTATAATCTTCATTGGTATGCGCTCTTCATTGGCGATGTCGCAATTAGCGTTTACCATATCAATAATTTCACTAACAGTTTTCCAACTATAATCACCTACTGCAAATTGTTTACTCATTGTCATCCTCCCATTCATAACTAAAGAAATCTTCTAACTCTTCAATAGCGTTGTTAATATCTGCTTCATGCATTTCACTTGTTAACTCATAAAGAAATTCAAGTGCGATTCGTTCAAGCTCTTCTTTACTCATGTTCTGGTAATTGTTAGCAAGATAGTCATAACCTTTATCCTTCTTTAATGCTTCGATAAAACCTTTAATAGTATTCATAATAAAACCTCCATATGATAGTTAATAAGTAGCTCTGTATATACATTATCATAGTTATAAGTATATGTCAACAAAAACTTTTAAAATAATTGTTTAAAGTTTTTTAATTAAGTTAGATTATTTTAGATTATATATATTTAATTATATCTATACTATATATTTAAATATACCTTCTTGCTCAAATAAAAAGTGGTTTTCTGTTGCCACGTTTACCACTAACGCCGAATCTCATTCAGATTAAACCTGCTTCATGACAAGCTCTGTAGTTAGAACTATATTCTAATCTACTTGTGCGCTCATCCTTGCCGTTTGCAAGAACTACAGTCCATTGTGGTTTATCCATGTAAGATGATTCAAACTCACATTTAACAGATTCAACAAGGAACTGTTTGAATAAGTTTTCATCTGCCATAGCATCAAGCCAATTCATAACTCGATGATTACCACAACCATCTTGCATACGTATAGGATTGTCCGTTTCTCCAATACCGTACACTGTATATGATGATAACAGAACCTTTACATTGGCAGTTGTATGAAGGTCGCCTAGAACGTTTTCAAGAAATAACATGATTAAATCCTCCTATGTATTAAGTTTTCAATGTGATATGTAAGACGTAACCGCCTTACAAGTATTATATTACTACTAAATCATTTTAATGTCAACAACTTTTTTAAAAATAATTATAAAATTAAAAATCTGTGATTTTGGCGATTTAAGCGCATTTTATTCGTTTATGGTAAATTGTACTATAAATCAACTTCATACGCCTAAAACGTCAAATAAACAATAAAATCGAGTATGTTTTACTTTATACTTATTGATACAAGATGTAAACTGATACGATGACGATATATTTAAATATACACCATAAGATATAATTAAATATATATCACCATGCAAAAAATGAGATAGAGAAATAATCTCTATCTCATCTGTATCACACTGCTAATCTATCTGCAACTTCATACTCAATAAAGTCTTTATATATCTCAACTTGATTATTCTTAAAGTTATCTATGAGATTATATACAGTGATAATATCAGCTAACGCATCCTCTATTTCAGAGTATATACATTTAGTGATAAACAACATTTCTTCTACTTCGGTTTCACTTATATTATTCTCATCTTCAAAACGTATCATATAGGTTTCAATATCAGCAACATATTTAAACTGTAAACTACTTTCACCTAAAGCGCAAGAAAAATCTTGTAATACGTCCATATATGTTGTATCATCGTGTAAAATACCTAAATAAAAACTGCTAGTACGTCCAACATTATCACGCAACTTGTTAAAATCTATTCCTTCCTCACTGCAATCATCTAAAAACTGTTGATACTGTACATCGCAAAATGTACTAAAAAATGTTTCATACACATTATTAACAGTGATTTTGATACCATTCTTTTCAATCTCTATATTATCGACTGCGGCACAATTATGTAACTTTAAATCCATGTATTCATTCCATTTATCCTCATTGTCTTTCAATAATGTTATAGTTCTTGCAATTTCCTTTTCGCATAACTCTTTTGCTAATTTTACGATATCATCTGTGCTTTTCATATTATCTACCTCCAAAGTGAATAAATATTGTTTACATTATCTATTATAATCATTTATAAACATTTGTCAATAGGGTAAAATAAAAAAAGTTATAGACTAATATATTTAAATATAATAATCAACAAAAAAAGAAAAGCGGCGATTAAACCGCTTTTCTAAATCTCAATTAGAAAATGAAATTGCACCTTTGATTTTGATGTATTTATTCCATTTTTCTTTATCTATATATTTACGATTGATTACAAGAGTATCAAACACTTCATTAAACCTTGCAAATGACTTGTTGTCTTTACGGTCTTTATAAAACGTATTGCCGTTCATAAAGATAACCTTAAAGCTAGTTGGAACGATTACCGATTCAATCATATCACAAGCAAAATTAAAAGATAAACCATGCACAAGCACTCTATCGTGTTTGTATTCAACTTCAATATTTAACATATTGAAACCCTCCTATTAAGTTGTATTGTTTGGAACTAAGTATATATTAACAAATATAAGTTATATTGTCAATAGGTAAATTGAAAATATTTTTATAAAGATATATTAAAATATATAGTAGGTTATATTTAAATATATATGCATAATAAAATAAAATAGGGATAGATTGACTATCCCTATTTAAGATTACTCTTCAATATCTAAGTATTCTTTTAATCCGTAATTATTGATAAAATCTTCAAGCTGATTCTGTGCGTCTTTCATGCCCTCTTCGTCATCCTCTTCAATGTCTGCAAAAAGCTCTTCAAGGTCATCGAGTTCTGTGCTTGCACAATCTTCATTGTCAAAAATAACCTCTAAATCCTCATTATCAACTTGATTGATATTATCTTTAATCTGCTCTGTGATTTCAGATGCACCAAGTAAAGAAACATAATCACGGCTGTCAGTGGAACTAATACCATAGATACCATACTGAAAATAATCATCGTCTAAATCAAAGTCACTCGCGAACATATCAAGAACTTCAAGAACTGACTTACCTTCAATGCTGACAAGCTCATCAATTTCATCCATAGGATAATATCTATCATCACCCAAAAATCCATTGTAGCTGTCAATCTGTTCGCAAACGTCAGCAACTTCATCCTCATCACCATTTACGAATTTTCCCAATTCATAGTCGAACTTGTCCTCAATTGCTCTACTTAAAGCGTCATAATCAAATAACATAATATTTACCTCCTAGGTTTAAAAGATTTATTTATCTTACATATATTATATTACTCTTGTTTATATCATTTGTCAACACTTTTATTCAAAATATTTTTATTTAATTTTATTCTTATATATTTAAATATATCTATATATAATAAAAAAAATCAGAGAACGATTGTTAGTGTTCTCTGATTTATCTTTTAGAACTGTGAAACATCAATGCCTATCTTTTTAGCATCCATACCAACCATATCATCGCAAATATGTGGCATTGTGTCTTTTCTGCCTTCATAGTAGGCATATATTAGATTATCCTTACCAACAACCACGTAATCTCTAGTAGCTGATAGCTTCATTCCTGCCATTCTTAGCATTGGTACGTTACCTTCAAGAGTCTGAATGACCTTGCCGCTCTTACGATTAAAAGTAAAACCATAACCATTTACACCTACACCACTTAATTTACTCATTGTTAAATCCTCCTAGAATTTATTATTGATTTACCTTACATATATTATTATAGCACTTTGATTTCATTTGTCAACTATTTTTTTTAAAAAATATTTTAGACATATATTTAAATCTATTCTATACTCAAACAAAAAGACCGATAAAAATCTATCGGTCTTTCGTTAACTCAATTAATCTCTCTCAGCTCATCAAGGCAATCGTCAAACATACGTCTAACATTGTACCATTCTTTCACACAAGCGTTATATAGCTTCTTGTTTGCTCTGTTGATTCTGCCATAATCATCGGTCATAGGATAACCAAACTCACAACAAAAATCTTCAAAATCTCCGATTTCGTACTTTTCAAGACAAGCAAGTATGTCATAGTTTGTAGGTTGTAGACCATACACTTTATTATGAAAACTATCTGAAAAATCAAAACTATACTGTCTTAATTTACCATTTACAATACGCTTAATTTTAACTCTATAACCTAGACCATCTGTAATTGGTGGCTTGTGGTTCTCTCCTTGTTTAATGATGATTGAAACTCCATGCTTAGTGCAAAAATCATCTGCCATCTGTGTGTATTCTGACATAATTACGTCCTCCTTAATAAAAAGTTATTATTTAATTCTCTTTTATTATATATGATAAATAATTTAATGTCAAGAATTATTTTGAAAAATTTTAGTACGATAAATTGGATATATTAAAATATATCTTAGCTTATATATTTAAATATATGATTACTGATAAAATAAAAAGGGATATTTCTATCCCTTTTATATTTATTCTAATATGTGATTAAATACATCTCTTACATTACAATTGATAGGAAGTATAGCCACTCCACTTATCAGTTTATCATTAGCATCAAAATCAGCGTGTATCATAGGCACTTTAATCTGTTCGCTAGTAGTGTTTACTGTCATACCATAAACAAGATAATCAGCGTGTATAGTATCACGTACTACATCTAAAAATTTTTCGTTGAATACTCCAAGAGAATCACTAGCCTTAAAGACTCTTGTTAACTTATCACCACAATATATAGCGGCGTTAGTCATTTCACACTGTACACCTATACCGTCCTTATTATCATAAAAGATTTTTCTTAATGCATCATTCTGTGATAGTTCATTCTTTTTAAATACAGCGTCAACACCTTCAACTAGTTCCTGCCATTCTGCATATGGTACACTGATAATAAAATGACTTTCAGATACAAGCACTACACTGTCAAGTGTATCAAAGTATATTCTCTTTTCCATTTTAGCCATTGCTTTTAAAGCTCTTTTGTAATTTGTTTTCATATTGAAATCCTCCATAAAATTAAGATATATTTAACTTACAAGTATATATTAGCATAATGATATATGATTGTCAACTAGTATTTTAAAAATATTTTTATAGATATATATTTAAATATATGTTTATAGTATAAAGAATAGCGGCTCAATTGTCGCTATTCTTTAAATTCTCTAAGTGTTTTCTTGCTGGTTCGCAATTTTTCCATCTTTTAGCCAATGAATAATCCGCTGTAAAATCATAACTACCATCTTTATGAACTGTACGCACGTATAATTTTTTATCATTATTGTCATCAGCCACACAAACAGCATAACCCCATGCACTACAACTTAAATAATAAAGCATTGTTTTAATCTCCTATGAATAATATATTATTGATACTATAATTATAATATACCATATTGATACAATTGTCAAGTATAAATTTTAAAATGATATATTTAAATATATCATTAAAAGATAAAAAAACAGAGCCTTTACGACTCCGTTTTTATTATTATCTCACATCATAGATGTTAGTATATTTATAGATACTATAACCGTTTAAATCGGCTATCTCTTCCTTTTCTACTCTATAGGATAATAGAGTTAACATCCTTGTGAAACCTTCGATTTTACCTTCATGGTACTGAACCATTGCATTGTTGTTTTCTTCAACGGCTCTTTTTAATCTAAGTTCCTCTCTGTTCATTTCTGATAAAATTTTCTGTTCTCTTGTCATGATTAAATCCTCCTAAAATGTATTGAATTACCTTATGTATATATAGTATCATAATCTGAATAGTTTGTCAATATATTTTTTAAAATATTTTTTAGCATATATTTAAATATATCACTCTATCATATATTTAAATATACCATCCTACAATAAAATAAGAGCGGATAAACCGCCCTTATTCTTTACGACATACAACAATTAACGTAATAATGATAACACATATAAACGTACCAAAATATTTGATATATGGATTATTAGCCATAGGAAAAATGAACAACCAACACAATGCAAACGCCCCAATAAAGTAATTAACAAAACTTTTCATTATCTGATTATCCTCCATCCGTTTACTTCTCCATCTTCAAGAGCTTTCATTATATCCTTTTTAGTAGATAAACAGCTCTTTAATTCATATGGAAGATAGTCGGCTACAAACTGATTTCTGTATTTGCTTGTAGTTACTGAATAATCCCAATTGCTACCAATATATAAAGTTTTCTTATTTCTGTCAAGCTCCATAATTCTACTAGAGTAACTCTGAAATGTAACTTTGTTGTGTTCCTCATCATGAATAACAAACTGATTAGCGACTGCAACTCCTGTCCTAGGACTGTAAAGATTTTCAACGTACATAAATAACCTCTTTTCTACCTATTGCATATTGAATAGGATTTTATAATATTGTTATTGTTTATCAATAAAACAGTAGCGGCTAAAAGGCTCTTGTGAACTGCTGTCCTTATCGACAAGATAATGATATCAAATTATAGATAGATTGTCAACACCTTTTTTAAAAATATTTTTGTAACCAATATGGATATAATATATTTAAATATATCCATATTGGTTATATTTAAATATATCATCTGCCTATAATAAAAACGGAGATGTTTGACCATCTCCGTTTAGTTTAGAACTTCTCGTAAAGGTGCTTGCGTTCTTCCCATGGTTTCTGTAAGTTATCCATGTAGAACCATGCCATTTCTACAATTCTATTAATATCGGATTCTTCAACTACCAACTCCCAATCTCTAGGACATAAGCTCTGCCAGCTTTCCTCCGTGTCGGTGTCTATAGTGATAAAAGCTGTATACTTCCAATCTTGCCCCATATCGAAGTATGTAGTTTTAACTACAATTTCGTATTTAAAATTCTTGTTCTCAACGCACCACTGTTCACAAGCCTCTGTGAATACTCTCATAGCCATGAGATTGTTAAAATTCTCGATTGTTGTTAAAATTTTTGGTTGCATAATGTTTCCTCCTATGAATTAGATATGATTTATTTGGAACATCTTAACTATATCAAATTATTATATAGTTGTCAATAGGTTTTTTCAAAAATATTTTTTCTATAGAAGGATTGGAGTAAGATGATATATTTAAATATATCATAAACACTTGTTCGGTCATATATTTAAATATATCACTTTACTACACTAACGCAGTGTAGTTTTACTACACTACTACACTAACGTATTATCACTTTAAAAAGTCGCCACGTTATCACTTTACATTGTTAAAGTATTTGCAAAAACTTTAATTTGTGAAATTACGTATTTTTGCCGATTTTGGCTTTATAGCGAATCCGTAATTTTGGGGCGATGTGCATATATGTAGTACAGATGGTGTCTATTATATTTAAATATATATATAATTAGTTAGTTAATTATTATTATGATATAGTTAAATATATTATATTATATATTATTATTGTTATTATATATTATCATATAGCCATATATTATATTCCTTTAGGCTGTTCTATCAAGCTATCGTTATCGCTTTAGGATTGCATATCTTAGGTTGATTGTGTAGGTTGTACAATCAACCTAATCTCTATGCAATTGGAAAACAAAAACAACAACAGTATGGATATAAACAATAGAATCATTATATCATTATCCCAACAGATATAATCCCTTTGTCTATGAGTCTATTATATCACATGAGAATTGGTTGTCAAGTACAAATTTTGATTATTTTTATTTGGGATTGTCAAGCGGTCATTGAATGGATAACATAGTCAAATTTCTGCGATTTTGGCTGTTTAAGGCATGGTAAATAGGTTAATGGTAAATTGGTTAGGTAAATAGTTTTTAAGGGATTTAAGGGGATTTTAAAAGTAATTAAGATTAGGATTAGAATTGAAATTAGAATCTAAAATGAGAATTGAAATCGAAAATCTAAAATGGGAAATAGATTTAAATATAAGAATCCAAAATGAAAATTAAGATTGAAAATTAAAAATCCATTTTCAAAATCAAAATTGAAATTCAGAATTGAGATTCGGAATCAGAATTGAAAATCAAGATTGAGATTGAAAATGGAGTAATTATATTCAAATACTACTCATTATAATATTCAGCTAAATCTAATGCATTATAGTATGCATCATCCGCACCACTTACATCTCTCATGGCATCTTTTATTACGTTTTCGCTCATTCCACAATGGTTAGCGTAAAAATTATACATATCCAAGTCAGTATCACACTTATCATAAATGTATGAATCTGTTACCATTCCTTCATCATATTTTTTTAAATCTTTTGCACTATACATTTATTTATCCTCCTTTATTATTTTCATTTATTCAATCCCTTCATGCACTTAAAAAATATAACTACTTGATAAATACTTTGGAAATCTCTTTACAAATCTTTGATTTCCAAAACGTGTTTCTATTTCGCAACCTTGTTTTTGCAACCTCCTTATTTTTCTTTTTATGCCGCTATATGAAAACGCCCATATTCCTACAAAACAATATTCTTTTGGTGTTGACATTGTGCAAACAAATCTTTTAATCATTTTTATCCTCCTTTATGATTGTATAAGTATATTCTTTGTACCCATCCTCATTATTCCAAATTTTTAAAACCTTACCTTTTCTGTCAACATCAATTGATAATTCTACACTTTCGCCACTATGTTCTATCATTTCCTTATCCGATATATTGATTACTATTTGCATTTTTTCCACCTTTGCTTTATAAACTATCTATAAATTCCTTTGCATCTTCAAGTGTTGCAAATTCTTCGCCTATGTAATCTTCGCCATCAGATACATTGTAGAAAAAAGGATATTTCTTAATTCTGTTTCCATCTGAATCAACTTTCCAACACTTATCAATTCCATATCCTTTGTAGTTTTTTAATTCCTTGCTATCAAAATCGTAAAACATATTGTGTACTTCGCTTTCCTTTGATGATTATATTATATTGAATGTTTATATAAATGTCAATACTTATTTTATCGGTCTTATTGCTTTAATGGTTACAGTTTTATAAACACCTTTATTGGTTTCATAACGTACAGTGTATTCAAGTCCACTATTACGATGAGTAGGTACTACCGATAGTATGTTTTCAAGATGTATAGTTTTTGTCTTAGGCATCTTTTTAACAATTCTCAATCCTATTCTAAGGCGGTCAATATCTGTATATTCAATAGGATAATGCTCATATTTTCTATTGATACGTGAATTTGATACATCAATCCAATGCTTTACAGTATCAATATCATCTGTAATAGCACCACCATCGTATTCACCACCAATCACATAATAAACGTGTTCGTAAAATACTTCAAGGTCGTCATTCCATACTATATCTGTATCAATATGTTTTAGCGTTTTATGACCTAATCTTAGTACGAATACATAATTATGATAATTATAATCCATTGCTAAGTTTTTATTGTAGTGATATGCGGTTTCTTTTTCTATCCATATTCTAATAAAATCATGATTCTTTCGCATATCTATATGTCTAGTGCCGTTTGAACCGCTCATAGTTATCGTGTTTAATACATATCCTTGATTGTAATATGCATTAACAAATTCTGTTATTTTAGTGTCAAGATAATTTGATTTAATATTATATACCATTGTATTTACCTCCATTTTAAAAAATTTTTTAGAAAATATTACATTCTTTCTCTCTGTATTTAATACCCGATATACTCTTTAGATATTGCGTCCAATGTGCGGCTAATTCTGTCCATGAATCTTTTTTAATAATATCTGTTTCCTTTTCTGCACAATCTAAATAATAATCTATATAAGATTTAATAATCTGAATTCGTTCTTGTTCTTTCATAATCAATCTCCTATACTATAATAAGTGCTAACAAATTCACCATTAGGTGTAATATAATAATTCCAATCACCATATGCCGCTTGTTCATAACCAATTGTGATACTATCTTTTGGTGCGAATTTTACCTCTTTAAAGTGCTTAGTGCGATAATCAGTTCTGCTACTAATCAGATTGATTACTGCATCAAACTGTGCCTTAGTCAAAGTTACTGTAGCATTTTCAGTGTCATAGTTGTTGAATAATTCATCTAAGAAATCCATGTTATATACCTCCTATGTATTGGCTGTTTCTTAACTACAAGTATAATATATCATATATATATTAAGTTGTCAACACTAAAATTAAAAAATATTTATGGTAGTTACATTTAAATATATTGCTCTATCACATAAAAAAGAGCCGCATAAAAACGGCTCTTAATGATTATTCGTTTATAAACTTATAAATCATATCAATCTTAGATTGTGAAATACTATGTGAATTTGATAAGAACGTTGTGATTGTACCAATAGAACTTATATTTCTATCATGACAACGCTTTGCAAATTCAGTCTTAGTAATATTGTGTTTGCGTATATACTCTAAACAATCTTTTCTCAATGTGATTGCTTTAAGTTCCTTATTAACAAACGTATTACTCTTATTATCAAGATATGATTTATAATCGTCCAATGTTTTACCATAACGCTTGATAACTTCATTTATATACTGTCTAGTACAGCCAAGAGTTTCGGCTGTAATAGACTGATTATAATTATTAAGTTCTAAAGTTTTGTACACGTTTATAATTTTATCATTCATTTCAATACCTCCAAGTATTATATTATCATAACATTTATATTGCGTCAATAGGTTTTTAAAAAATCATACTACTTGTAGTTTACCTAAAGATGACTTACCACATCTCTTACAATAATAATCTTTAGTATGTTTAATCCACTTAGGTTCTCTTTGCCTATACACATCGGTTATAATACGATTACAACAAGGACATTTTAACCTATAATGTTTCTGTTTTGATTTATTTTTCTCTATACGCTCTTTATTAACATCGGCGTTTAATCTTTCACTAAAATCCGAGCATCTAACAATATTCATATTGTAGCAATCATTAACCAATTCAGCATATTCTAACCATTTACCACCATGATGAGCACCTACACATTCATTACATGAATGAATCAATTCGTGCATCACCGTGGTACGTACACTATTAATATCATTTCTGTCATCCAATAAGAATGAACTAATGTTAATACTCATAGTTGCTGATATTGGTTCACGCTTTAACGTTATTGGATTATATCTGTACTGTACATTACGATATTTACATTGACCATATCTTGTTTTTGCTCTTGTATTTACTGTAAATTCATTTTCAGTAATATTGGGATAAATACCAATAGCGTTTAATTCAGCTATACACTCTTTTGCAATTTTCTTTAAGTCATACATTCCCATTTCTTTATTTCCTTTCGTCTTTTGATAAATCAACTATATCAAATTATATTTAGTTTGTCAAGCATATTTTTAAAATTATTTTTCTTTCTATTATACATAGAAAAATTGTGTGCATGATTAGTAGTAATTATATTTAAATATAAACGTGTATATATAATTCTTATATAGAAGAAAAATTTTTTCAATTTATACTTGACAAATAAAATTCTATATGTTAATCTATCATTGTAAACGATAACAAACATAAGAGAGGTAATAATATGACTTATCAAGATATTATGGAAATCTTAAAAGATTATGGACGTACTAAAGGACACGTATGGCTAGTAAAGGGATATTGTAATGATGCTACTATAGTACAACTTAAATATGATACTACAAGGCGTTATTTTATGACACGCATTTACGCATTATCTGAAACAAATGAATATTGCGATATTCCATTACAGAGAGTGCCACAAGATGTATTTCAGAACAATGTAGAATATTTATTATCACAAGGATATACAATTTCTTTTTAATAGGAGGATAACAAAATGAAAAGATATGTATATTATCAGCCAAACGACAAGGATTTAAAAGATGAAGTAGGAGATTGTCAAATAAGAGCATTTAGTAAAGTACTAGGACTTAGTTGGTTAGAGGCTTTTGATTTAACAACGCCACTTTGTAGAGAATTACAGACATATACAATATTCGGTTGTGATTTAAAGAAAACAAAAGAGGCTATGAGTAAGTTAGGATTTGAATATACAGGTATATCTAACAAAAAGGGTAGTAAAAGACCGACAGTTGATGAGTTCGCTAAAAAGCATCCAATAGGAAAATATATTCTAAGTGTAGCAAACCATGTTGTAGCTTGCGTTGATGGAAAATATTACGACACTTGGGATAGCGGCTATAAATGCTTATATGGTTATTATGAGTTAAAGAATGAACAATAACCCCCTATCCATTTTCAATCTCAATCTTGATTTTCAATTCTGATTCCGAATCTCAATTCTGAATTTCAATTTTGATTTTGAAAATGGATTTTTAATTTTCAATCT